ATGAGCGCCACTGCATTTAATTTTGCGACGATGCGTCCTGAAACACTTCATCTCTGCACCCAGACTCTTCCTCTGGTGTGGGCCAGTGTGCCATCGGATAAGCACAAGGAGAGCTTGCCGACGTCTGGCATCGAGGCTGCGGTAACGACTTCACCGCAGCCTCAGAGGGCGTTTTACCGAAAATATACGGAGGGGATGCTAAGGCGGTACGTCGCAATGTCCATGGAAGCGGGAAGGGTGCCGTCTCTGCTGGGCAAGGAGATGTTTCGGGGCCGCGTCACAAGCTATGAAGTCCATAGCTTCGAGGATGTGGTTATCTTTATTCACGATGTGGAGACCTGCATCTCGCGACTGGATCGGGAGCAGCAGTGGCTGGTTCGGCGGATTGCGCTGCAGCAGTACACACAACAGGAGACGGCGAAGATGCTGAAGATGCCGCCGCGGACGGTGATTCGGCGCTATCGTCAGACCATCGACCGGCTAACGGCGATCTTTCTCTCGGTCGGATTGCTGGAACCTGCAAAGGACTGTCAATAGGGTGAAATTCGAAATAATGCGCTAACTCGCTATTTTAAAGGGACTTATTGTTCCAAAAATAAGTGCCGAAAGGATAGAGCGTAGTTGGTATTCTTGATTTGTAAGTAGGAGTGGAGCGGGAGAGCGGCCTTGGGCTGCTCTCCCGTTTTCTTTTCCCGGTCTGCCGGGGGCGCGGATGAAAGGCCTCTGTTGCTTTGGCGGCTGATAGGGCGGGTGAGGGGGGCCATGCATGGGAAGACGGGAAACACCCGGGGCTGGAGGGCTGGGTGAGTCAACGGGTGGGACGACGACAGCTTCGGTCGAGAAAGAACGGCTTGAACAAGGGTTAGAGTGCAACGCGCCGCTGAAGCCGGAGCTATGCAGGGACTATGTGCGGAAGCGTCTTGCCGAGGGATTTCCGCAGATTGTGGATACCTTCATGGATCGGGCAACCGAAGGGAGCGTGCCGCATGCCAAGGCGCTGGCTGCGCTGGCAGGCTTCGATCAAAGACCGATGGAGTCGGAGCAATTGGAAGGTCGGGGTCGGGGTAGCAGCGTGATCCGGCGAATCCTGAAAGAGATGAGGGCTGTCCGGCTGGCGCGCCTCAATGCAGAGACCTCATCTTCGAACCCGCAGCAGTCCGGGCCAGAGTTGCAAAGCGAAGCGCAGTCAACAAAGTAACCAGACCCAGAACGAGACAGGAGACGCAATGAAGGAAGGTGCAGCACAGGACCGGCAGACGAGCCGGCTGGCTTCGGCGCGGCCTTTGCGAGTTTCGCAGAGGACGCTCAACCCGCGGCTGCAGCCGCCGTCGCTTCAGCTCCATGCGATGGCGGTTGAGTTTCCGGTGGTCCATGGACACCCGAACCGGCTGGCGTTTGAGGGTGTGCTGACACTGGTCGACGTGCCAAGCGACAAGGCCCCGACGGGGTCGCGCGGGCATCGCGTCATTCTGACTCGGCAGGCCGCCGAGAGTGCGTTGCCAAGCCTGCTGGGGATGGCAGTCGACTACAAGGAAGGATGGGACGGCCATGACGCACGGCGGAAGTGCGGCATCATCACGGCGGCACAGATGGAGGGGCAGCGGCTGAAGGTGGCCGGGTACCTGTTTGCCAAGGACTTCCCGGAGATGGAGCAGAAGGTGGATGTGGAAGGCGCGATGGGGATGAGCTATGAGCTGGCCGACGCCCATGTCGCGGATATGCGGGCGCAGGTGTGGACGCTAACCCGGGCGACATTTACCGGGGCGGCGATTCTGCTGCGCGAGAAGGCGGCGTACCGGGGGACGAGCTTTCGGTTGAGCCAGGGACGTTGCGGGGCGCGGCCGGCGAGTTAAAGGCGGCGCGCAGCGTTGGGGCGACGAAGAAGAAGCAGATCCTCCGCCTTCGGCGAAGGATGACAAAGCAATGGTTGAAGGGAGAATGCGGATGAGCTTTATCAGTGTGCTGGAGGATGTCGGCAAGGGATTCATGAAGGGGCTCAACTGGGCGGTGAGCTACGCCATCCCAGTGGAAAAGCTGGTGGCGCTGCTGTTTCCGCAGGTGCAGCCGGTGGCCGCAGGAGTGGTCTCAGCGACGACGCTGATTCAGACCGCAGTGCTGCAGGTGGAGCAGAAGTATGCGGCTTCGGGGGTGCAGAGCGGAACCGGGACGCAGAAGCTGGCCGAGGTGCTGCTGCTAGCGGGAGACGCGGTGACATCGCTGCTTGCGGAGTCGGGAATCCAGGCGGATTCGAATTACATATCGAGCCTGGTATCGGCGGTGGTGAGCATCCTGAATGTCCAGCAGGCAAAGCCTTCGGCGGCTTGAAGCAGTCGGGCGTTGTATTTTGCACTGCTTGTCTCAACAGGAACGAAAGAATTAGGAGATGGCGATGGAGAGTGAGATTTCAAATGGGCTGGTCGAGACGCTCGACCAGTTGGCGGGACGATTGAACGCGGCGATCGAGCTGCTGGAGCGGACGATCCCGCAGCGTGCGCTGGCGGCATCCGGAACCGATGCGGTGGGGCCGATCGTGGCGACCGTGGATGCGAGCCGCGAAGCGGAGCTGGCGGAGAAGCTGGCAGAGGCGGAGAAGACCATCGCCGAGTTGCGCGCTTCTTCGGGCTCGCGGGAGGGGCGGAAGACGCTGCAAGGCGGCTTGCTCGCGAAGCAGGAGGGCGGAGGCGATCCGGGTGCGCTGGATGCGGCTTTGACGAGTTTGAGCCTCGAACAGAGAATCGCGGTGAAGGCTCACCTCATGAGGTCTGGCCTGGTGTAGAAGCCGCTCCCTCTGGAAGGCGGCGGTGTAGAAGGCAAGCTCCAACAACCATTCTTGACGGTAGTGGAAAGGACACGCATGAACGCGAAGTTTACAGACCTGTATGCAACGGCGGACTACATTGGACCCGGCGCAATTGAAGTACCGATGTACCAGACGGAGATCACCGACCTGGTGCGGCGCAGGGGCATCTTTGGGCAACGCATCAAGCAGGTTCCGGCGACGGGGCATCCGTCGCGGTTCTTTGAAGAGACGGCGATTCCGTCGCCTTCGGCGACGGCCGGGTTTGTCGATCCGCGCAACATTGTTGCACCGCTGGTGGCTCCGACGCGCGTGGAGCGCAGCGTGCCGCTGAAGGCGCTGGTGGCGCAGATCAACTACAACCTCTTCGACATCGAGCTGGGCCAGCAGCAGAGTCAGTTTGCTTACCTGCAGGCGAAGGACCTCACCGATACCGTGGACGGCGTTCTGCGGACGCATGACGTGGCGTTGTGGAACGGCACGGACACCAGCCTGAGCGCTCCGACGACGACGCAGTATTACGGCGCGATCGGGCAGATCGTCGCGGGCGGCAATACGGTGACGGTGGGTTCAGCGGCGAGCATTGTGGATGGGTTGAAGTCAGCGGTGGCAACGATGGTGTCCAGCACCTCGTATGGCGTGAGGCCGACGGCGATCTATGCGAACCCGGTGCTGCTGGACCTGATCGACCGCGAGATGAAGTCGGAGTTCAACGTGGTGTTGAGCACGAAGACGATCGAGGGCGGATTCACGGTGAAGACGATGGCGACGCAGGCGGGCGAACTGCCGCTGATCCCGGACTGGACGTTGGGGTATACCGGCGTTCCGGGATCGGGGAGCGCGGTTCTTCCGGCGTACATCGTGACCGAGGACATGATTGAGTACCACTGGCTGAGCGAGCCGAATCCGCGGGTCTTCCAACTGGGAGTGCCCGGATCGCTGGCTTCGCAGTATGTGGTGGTAAAGTTCGGCGGCCTTGTAGTGAAGGGCGCCAACTATGCCCACTATCAGGTGCTCGTGGATCGATAGAGCAGAGACGAAGGAAGCAGACAAGGCGGGGACGGGCATGGGTGCCTGTCCCCGTTCCATTTTCATCGCTGCGTGGGTGTCCGACTGAGAGGAGGACGAGATGGGGTATCTCTTGCCCGAGGAGTATGTGCTTTACGGGCTGCCGCCGGAGACGACCGCGGATTGGGTGACGACGGCTTCGGCGCTGATGGAGAGCTACTGTCGGCGGCCGAGTCTGCTGGCGGCTCAATATGTGGAACGGATGCGGCTAACGGCAGGCTCGCAGACAGTGCGGCTGAGCTACATGCCGCTGAATGCGATCGCTCCGGCGCTGACGGCACTGATCGATGTGCAGGTGCGATATACGGCTCCTCGGCGAGGTGAGCTCGAAGATCCGATGATGGCGCAGGTGGCGTGGGCGTTCAGCTTGCCGGGTAGCTGGAGCGAGCTGGATGTAAATAGTGTCGACGTGAACCTGGACACGGGCGAGCTGACGTTTCCGAGGAATTTCCTTGGCCTGAACTACAACGAGGTCCAGGTGACGTACACCGCAGGGCTGCTGGTCGTGCCTCCGGCAGTGAAGGTGGCGTGCGCGCAGATCGTGAAGAACGCGCAGGCGACGCCAGCGCTGAATGTGCGGTCCAGCAAGCTCGACACAATGCAGATGCAGTACTTCAGCGGCAACCTGATCGACCCACAGGTCCAGGCGCTGCTGCGGCCTTATCTTGCGCAAAGGATCGGGTGACGCTATGGCGAGCATGACGGAGGCGGCGGTCCGGGCGGCGGACTCGCTGCTGCGAACGGTGGGTGGGCGGCGGGTATTGCTGCGCGTGCCAGCCGCCGCGAACCCGGACGACGATGGCGAGCAGCTTGGACTGGCGACGCCGCAGTTTCAGGATTCAGACCTGTGCCCGGTGGTGTTTCGGCGGGTAAGGCCGAGGGTGCCTTCGGGGCTGACTAATACGGCGAGTGCGCCAGCGGTGTACGAACTGCTGGTTTCGGTGACGGCGGTAAGCGCCCTGGTCGGGGCGCTCGGGTATGACTCGGCGGAGACGCTGTTTGCAGTCGCGCTTGGCGTGGTGCTGCCGGATACGGCGTTGGCGGAGGTGCTGCTGGAGATCGTGTCGGCGACCTGGTCGGAGGTAGGTGGCGGCCCGTATCTGTATCGGCTGGTGTTGCGCGCTCCGCTGGCGTTGAGGACATAGGGCGGGCTGGGATTTATAGCCAAAGTTTGGATGGAGAGGGATTGTTATGGAAGACGCGCGCGACACGTTCTACATCACGCTTCGGACGCGGCTGGCGGCGATCAATCCGGCGCGAACGATCGTGGTGCGAGGGATAACGCGGCCGGGTGTGCTGGTCGAGGAGAATGAGCTGGCGTCCGCGTTTCAGCAGCCGGATGCGTTCAGCCTGCGGTGGACTTCGCTGAGCGTGGATGCGGCAGGACCACTGCCGCTGGTCGCGATGGAGTGCGAGGTGCGGTACGCGACCGATGGGACTGCGGCCAACGGAGGGATGGATCGCGGACGGCTGCTCTCCGGGATGGATGCGGAGCTGGCCTCGGCGGTGAATGCGGAGCCGCGTTCGGCGCTCAAGCAGAGCTACAGCGGCGTGGCGGGGACAGGCGCGGCGGCGGTGCCGATGGCGACGAATATCTTCTGGAGCGAGGCGGTGTTTCACCCGGCCAGCGCAACGGGAGAACGGATACAGCGGGTGGCGACAGTGCAGGTCTTCAGCTACCAGGAAGCGGGTGAGCTGTGAGCGCGGCGGGGTTGGTAGCGGCGACGGTCCCGTTGGTGGATCGCGTGAGGGCTTACTTTGCGCCGGTGGTGCGAGAAGCGGGTGTGCCGACGATCTTCGATCCGGCGCAGCTGGGGGCGTTTGCGCTCGATGCTCCGCCCGCGCCGTGGTTGGACCTGGGCTGGGTCTCGGGGTTTTCGCGCAAGGTGGAGACCAAGGTCGGCGCGCTGCGGGCAGGCGCTCCGGCAATCGTGCAGACGCAGGTGCGGACGGAGGTCGAGGCGACGGTGTCGGTCGAGTTTGAGAGCTGGGGCAAGCTGCAGCTCGCTGTAGCGGCAGGGTCGGAGCAGATGAATCTGCTGGCGACCGCGACGGGCGCGGCGGCGAATGGCTCGGGTGGAGTGGCGGCGGCGGCCACGCCGATCACGATTGCGACATCGAGCGCGAACGCGCTCGATGTGGGCGTGGCGGCGGCGTTTGCGGTGGGACAGTTGGTGGCGGTCGACCTGGACTATGCGGGCCAGGTGGGATACGTAGGCAGCGGAGTGAGCGCGGCGTATGTAACTTCTTCGGCTTCGGTGGGCGGGGATGCGAACTACATCCGCCGCGTGACGCTGAATGTGGGCCGCGTGGTGGGTATCGCGGCAGGCGTCTTGACGCTGGGTGCTCCGCTGCTGGCGGGTGCGCCCGTGGCGGGGATGCAGGTGAGCAGGCTGGCGGGATTCTGCGACCGCGAGGGAGGAAGGTTCTTCCAGGAGTGGTCGGGACTGTTTGTCTGCGATGGGCAGCAGGGCGACCGGGTGATCTATCACTATCCGCGGCTGCAGGCGATGCAGGGGTCGACTGAGCAGGCGAGCGCCCTGGCGGGACCGTTGACGCGGATGCGCTTGGCGGGAGCGTTTCGGGCGCTGCCCGTCGTGGACGCGAACGATGGGGCTGCAGTGGTGTGTTTCAGGAGCTATCTGCCTGGAGTTATGCGGGTGGTTTGAGTTAGGTCGCGAGTCTGCGATGACGAGTTCTTTAGGTTTTGGAGAAGAGGAGATTGGGATGCTGAGATGGAAGAGGCTTATCGAGGTGCTGGTGGCGCTCTCGCTGATGGCGGGGGTGGGGGTTGCGCCGGTGCGGGAGATCTGGGCGCAGAGTTCGATCGCGACGACGCAGCTTACCGATGTCGTCTATAGAGGCGATGGAACCACGGCAACGGGAACAGTGCTGGTGAGCTGGCCGCAGTTCACAACAGCGAGCGGGCTATCCGTCCCGGCGGGCAATACGTCGGTGACCATTGGCACGGGCGGCGCGCTGTCGGTTTCGCTGGTGCCCAATGCGGGCTCGAACCCGATGGGCAGCTACTACACGGCGATCTATCACCTGGATGACGGCACGGTGAGCCGAGAGTACTGGGTGGTTCCGGTGAGCACGACGCCGGTAACGATCGCGTCGATCAAGAGCACCGTGCTGCCGGCGAGCGTGGCGCTGCACACGGTGACGAAGAGCTATGTCGATACGGCGATTGCAAATGCCGTGAATGGGACGGCGGGCAGCTCGGCATACGTGATGAAGAGCGGCGATACGATGACGGGGCCGCTTCTGCTTCCGGCCGATCCAGTGTCGAGCAGCCAGGCCGCGGACAAGCACTATGTGGATACGAGCGTGGCTGCGGTGGGCGGAGGCAGCGGAGGGAAGGTGTCCCTGGTGCCTTCGGCGAGCCAGGTGGTGACGCAGCCGACGGGCACGGACCTGAGCGTTAATCTCCTGAATGGGGTCGAGTACGCGTCGCAGTACACGACGCTCGGATCACCGAACGGTATCGCCAATGCGACAGCCAGCACGGATTGCGCCAGCGGATGCGAGGTGAAGGCGGACCAGAGCTATGCAACGACGGAGCCGGTGCATCCCGCGCAGTGGAACAGCCAGACGCACGTCGAAGACACGCGCAAGGGCGGGCGGTGGGATAGCTATCTGAACCCGGAGAATCTGGACAGGCCGGGCATCGAGAGCGGGCAGGCGGTGGATGTGGTCTCGACGCGGAATGGCGCGGCGCTGCATCAGTTGACGGGGACGAACAGCCCGGCCTCGATCGGCCTTGCGGTCTCGAATGAGGGGCTGACAGGCGGGTCGAACCTGTTTCCGCAGTCGATCGACACAACCGTGCCTTACTTCAAGAGCGGGTACAGCGCGCTGACCGTCAACGGCACCTACAACACGCAGGGGCAGCATGTGCTGGAGCCGCATGGCATCAACTGCTATGGCGTGGGCGACTGCCTGATTGGGTCGGAGTACATCACGGCTTCGGGCGGCTTTCGGGATGAGGCGGACGAGGGCGCGCATCCGATGGATATTCAGATCGCGGAGGATACGCATGTCTTCGATGGGACGTGCGCGGCTGGATGCTCGACGGGATCGACGGTCGTGACGGTGACCCCGACCGCAGGTGCTGGCACGCAGGGTGATGGCCGCTTCCTGATCGACACGAACCCGGCGAAGGTTCTCAGTTCGGGCTCGCTGACAGGCGGCGCATTCGGGACACCCCATGCGACGGCGACCTTTACCGGGACGAGCTTTCCGGTGAGCACCTTCCTGGCGACCGCGCAGGCGATTCCTTCCCAGGCGAACAATACCGCGCCGGGATTGGTTACGTTTTCGATTGCGACGACAGGCGCTCCGAGCGGATATGCGACCAGCACAAGCGCTCTATCCGCGAGCGGCGTGGCGTGCGTGGCGGACGAGCCGAACGGATTTCTGCCGAGCAACTATGAGATGGCGAACTACACCGTGATCGACGGAACGCATCTGCAGATGACACTGCAGAAGGCCCATGCTGCGCTGGCTTCGGTAGCGGTTGGCGGCCTGTGCGGGTATGGGCTGGAGCAAACGGTCGATACGGTCAGCGGCATACGACAGGTGTTTCCGGTGGTGGGATCTTACTCGGCGACCGGGCTCTACTATGCGGGGACGACATCGGCGGTGGTGGCGCAGATGGGGTCGACCTCTTCGTACATCAATTTGAACCTGCCCATCGCTTCTCTCTCGCGCAGCGGCAACCTGGTGACGGTGACGACCACGAGCAGTGCGCCCTTCGATGTGAACGGGCTGACGCTCACGATCGCGGGCGCAGCGGACAGCAGCTACAACGGCAGCTTCAACGTGAGTTCGACCGCAGGCAACAGCTTCACCTACGCACAGACCGGCGCAAACAGCACAAGCACGGGCGGGACAGCATCGATGCTGACGGGCGGCTTTGCGCTCTATCCGATGGCGGAGGTGCTGAGTGTCTTCGACCAGACGGCGAAGGCCGTCGATGGGCAGATGACACTTGCGCCGAACACGGTGGCGTGGGCCTCGGGCGATGGGGTCGAGGAGCCGCACTTCTATCAGCAGGCGATCGCCGCCGACACCACCTATGTGACGCAGACCATGCCCAGGCCGACGACCTACACGCGCGCGGGCATTACCTACCAAGGCAATACCGGCCCAGGGGTGCAGGGATGGTCGGTGAACAATGGAACACCGGCGGCGAACTATCTTGGCAACGGCGGGACACACACCGCGCCGGACTTCGCGTACCAGTCGACCGGTGTCTGGAAGCGGACGATGTCGCTTGAGGCGGGCGAGCAGAGCGTCTTCACCGTCTACTGCAATAGCCACGGCTGCGGCAAGTGGAACAGCCCGTACAACCTCTTTGAGTTGCAAAGCTCGGTGGGGACGGACACCTTTGCATGGACTCCGGCGACGAGTACCTTCTCGCTGGGGCTGCGCGGCACAGGGTACAGCTTCTCGCCGAGCGCGTTCACGGCAGGAACGGTGAATGCTACCACCGTCAATGCAACCACATTGAACGCCACCATCAACGGCAGCAGCATTGCCAGCGGAACGATCGCCGCAGCTCGGCTGCCGCTGTTTGGGCCAAGCGGCACAAGCCATGTAGCGGGCATCGTTCCGGACCCTGGCGCCACCGCGGGCACGACCCACTTTCTGCGCGAGGACGGCACATGGTCTGTTCCATCGGGAACGGGCGGAGGCGGCAGCAGTTCGGTCGCGGCGATCACCTCGGGCACCATCGATGGTACGGCGATCGGTGGGACGACTCCCGCAGCCGGTAGCTTTACGACGGTGACGGCCGCGACGCCGATTGCTGCAAGCAGCGGCGGGACGGGTGTGGCCACGGCTCCCGCTGCGGGACAGGTGCTGGTAGGCAACGCTGGAGGGACGGGGTACGCGCCGCAGACGGTGTCGGGGGATTGCACACTCTCGGCTTCCGGGGCGGCGACCTGCACGAAGACCAACGGCGTCGCATTTGGGTCGGCGGCGACGACATCGGCTTCGGCGTATCTCGCATCGACCGCGTTCTCCGGGCTGACGACGGGGCTGGTTGCGACGACGAGCGGCAGCGGAGTTCCGCGTACAGCGACGGCGAGCGACATAAACACGCTGGTCCGGAGCGAAGGAAGCTGCACCACGGTCGGCAACGTATGGAGTCCGGCATCCGGCACATGCCAGCCGCTGATCGCGACGTTCCTGCCGCAGTCGAGCAATCTGCTGGCGGACTATTTGCTGACGGACGGCTCGGGCACCGCACCGGCCGATTCAAGCGGCAATGGCAACACAGGCAGCTTTCCCGGGGGCGCGGCGAATCCGACCTGGACCTCGCAGGGCATAAGTTGCTCGGTGGCGGGAAGCACGACGACGGGGCAGTACTTCACGACGGCGGGAACACAGAACGCGAAGTCGATCATGCTGGTCTATACGATTCCGCCGCCGGTGGGGGCGAATGCACCCGTGCCGCCCTACTTCTACACGCTGTGGGGAAACCCGACTCTGGCAGGGCTGCTGTTCTATTCTTCCTCGCAGAACTACGGCTACCAGCCGGGCATCTTCGTCAACGGCACCGGGCAGACGGGAAGCGATGGCAGCTATGTGGGAACGCATGTGGCGATAGCGGTCCTGGGCGTCTCCGGAACCAGCATCGACCAGTTCTATCTGGATGGTTCGCCGGTGAATCTCGGCACCTCGGGGCAGTCTTCCTTTGGCAAGTCGAACGGCGTCTTCGATGTCTGCGGTGCTCCTACCGGGTACGACACCTACATGCAGGGCAGCGTGTACCGGGCGAGCTTCTGGTCGACGCAGTTGAGCGCGAACGACGTGACGGCTGCGACCGGTTATGCGAAGAACCTTGCACTCTCTCGCGGTGTGCAGTTCACGGCGAATCCGCTGCCGACGGTGACTCCGCAGGCGGTATTCACCGGAGACTCGCTGACCAATGGGGAAGGCGTGTCCCCGTTCGTGAACTTTCTTTCGACACGCATCCCGTACAACATCACGAACTACGGCATCGGAAACATTACAGCCGGACAGAACCTGAGCCTGCTGCCCAGCCGCGAGCGAAACAGCTATGCGCCAAACGCCTATTCAAACGTGTCGTTCATCTGGAACGGCACAAACGATGTGGCGACGCATGGGTTGACGGCCCAGGCGGCGGTGAACTCGATCCTGGGCGAATGCGCCCTAATGCACTCCTACGGTTTCAAGACGATTGCCGCGACGATGATCTCGCGGGGCAGCTCGAACGATGCGAACAAGAACACGCTGAATGGGCTGATCCGTGCGCAGGCGCTGACGCAGTGCGACGCGGTGGCGGACTTTGCCGGCAACGCGCTGGTCGGCGCGGATGGTGCGTACTCGAACACCACCTACTACCAGGGCGATGGGACCCACCTTACCTTGACGGGGCAGCAGAATGTGATTGCGCCGATCGCCAGCCATGCCATCGACCAGGTGACAGGGTCGACCATCGCGAACTGCGATCCGACCGTGGTCACGGCGTCGACGTATACCTCGGTCGCTTCGGACGGGTGCAAGGTCTTCAACACGGCGGCGAACAACATTACGGACACGCTCCCCTCGGCGATCGGGTACACGAACCGTGTGATCCGACGCTGCAATGCAAGCGCATCGGGAAGCAATACGCTGACCATCGCTGCCCCGTCGGATCTGCCGTTCAACAATGTGACCGGCACAGTCTCAATCGCGGTGCCGAACAACACCTGTAAAGACTTCAAAGGGACGCTGGTCTCAGCGAGCGCAGCGGGCGAGTACTGGCAGCAACTGAACTAGCGTGGTCCAGCCCGCACCGTGCGCGAAGGACGGGAAGGGTCAAGCGATGAAACGGCGCTCGAAGAGCATCTCTGGAGATGTAGAGGGCCTGATCGAGATGGGGCCCATGCTGAGCGACCGGATAGGCGATGCAGGTCCGCAAAGCAGGCCACCGGGGTCGAGAGGTGCGGGCAGGAAGAATCGCTGCTGGGCGCACAGCCCGGAGGACAACCCGACGACCCTGCTGGCCGCGGAGCTGTTGAAGGTGCGAGGCCGTGATGGACAGGATCGCCCGCTGCTGGCAAATGCCGCGCAGCGCTTGTTCGAGCGCAATCGTGGAGCCTCGAACATCGTGCTGAAGGCGCGGCAGATGGGGATGACGACCTGGATCGGAGGGCGGTTCTTCCTGAAGACCATCACCGGTCGGGGAGTGACGACGGTGCAGGTCGCGCAGACCAAGGAGGCGGCGGAGGGAATCTTCCGGATCGTACAGCGCTTCTGGGAGCGGCTCCCGGTAGAGCTGCGAAAGGGCGCGCTTCGACGCAGCGTAGCGAATGTCGGTGCCATGCGGTTCCCGGAGCTGGACAGTGAGTTTCTGGTGGCATCGGCGGCCGACGGCAACGCGGGCCGAGGATTGACGATCCACAACCTGCACTGCAGCGAGGTGAGCCGGTGGCCGGGCGATGCGTCTGAGACGCTCTCCGGTCTGCGCGCAGCGCTGGTGCCGGGAGGCGAGCTGGTGCTGGAATCGACGCCGAATGGAGCGTACGGATGCTTCCACGAGGAGTGGATGAAGGCGGTCGAGCCGGGAGAATGGACGGCGGGCAGCGCGCAGATGGTGCGGCACTTCTTTCCGTGGTGGATGGAGGCGAGCTACGTGTCGGTGCCGGTGACGGATCCGACCGCGGAGGAGCTGCGGTTGATTGCGGCGCACAACCTTAGCCCTGCGCAGATCGGCTATCGGCGCTATCTGGAGACCGGCTATAAGAGAATGCGATCGCAGGAGTTTGCCGAGGATGCCACTACCTGCTTCCGGGCCACGGGTGAGTGTTGCTTCGACATCGACCGGATCGAAGAACGTCTGGCGGAGGTGACGGACGCAGCCGAAACCCGACGCGGCGGAGCGCTTAGGATCTGGCTGTCGGTGCTGCCGGGAAGGCAATACCTGGTCGGCGTGGACACGGCAGGCGGAGGGCCGGACGGGGACTTCGCGGCGGTGCAGGTGATCGATCTTGAATCCGGCCTGCAGTGCGCCGAGTTGGTGGAGCGGCTGGGCGCAATGGAACTGGCACGCGTCTCGGCTGAACTGGCGCGGGAGTACAACCACTCCCTGATCGCGGTGGAACGCAACAACCATGGCGCGGCGGTGCTCGCGTACCTGGATGCCGTGGAGCATTGCACCAATCTTTATCGCCAGGGTGGCGTGCCGGGATGGTTGACGACGCAGGCCTCGAAGCCAGCAATGGTGAGCCGGATGGGCGCGCTGCTGGCGCAGTCGCCGGAGATCTTCGCTAGCGCGCGGCTGCTGGGGGAGTGCCGGAGCTTTGTCGTATTCACGGGCGGCGCAACCGGCGCGGCCAACGGGGCGCACGACGACTGCTTCATGGCCATGGCAGTGGCGCAGTCGGTGCGGGTGGAGCTTCAGGTGCGAGCTGGGAAGCAGACGGCAGCGGAGAGAACCTGATGGCGCGGGGCACTTCTCCCGAGGTCCGGCTGCTGTGCAGTATGCTTCTGGAGCGAGGTGCAGGCTTGGCGGTCGAGGCAGTGCAGGCAATCCGGAAGATGCGGGGCGGGGCGCAGAGCCAGCTGATGCTCGGCGCGGACCGCCAGTTGTGGGTGGTGAAGTTCCAGAACAACCCCCAGCATATCCGGGTACTGGCGAACGAACTGATCGTGACCCGGCTGGCTGCGGCCATAGGACTGCCGGTGCCGGATTGCGACGTGATCGACGTAAGCCCGTGGCTGGTGGAAAATACGCCGGATCTCTTCTTCGAAGTGGGCGGGTCGCGGCGCGATCGGTATCTGCCGGGCCTGCAGTTCGGGTCACGATTCATTGGAGCGCAGGCGGAGTTGCAGCCTGCCGGAAGGCGACGAGGAAGCTCGCCGCTCATCATCGGGCAGACGGTGGACTACCTGCCCGAACCGCAGTTGGAAGAGGTGCGAAACCTGGCCGACTTTGCCGGAATGCTGTGCCTGGATAAGTGGACCTGCAACTGCAATGGCCGCCAGGCGGTCTTCTTTCGCGGAGCGAGGGAGCCGCGCTACACCGCGACCTTTATCGACCACGGTTTCTGCTTCAACGCCGGTTCCTGGAACTTTGCCGACTCGCCGTTGCGCGGCGTCTACGGCAGCAACCGGGTCTACGACGGGGTCAGCGGCTGGCAGAGCTTTGAACCCTGGCTGAGCAGAATCGAGGGCATGTCCCCGGAAAAGATCTGGGAGATCGCAGATGTCGTGCCCCCGGAGTGGTACGGTGGCGACGGCGGTGCGATCGAGCGGCTGATAGAGCAATTGCTGAGTCGGCGAGGGCGAGTGCGGGAGCTGATTCAATCGTTTCGGGACTCGGGGAGAGAGCCGTTCCCGCTTTGGAGCACGACGAAGACCGTGGTCGTCCCTCGGCTGTTTGCCGAACCTGTCGCCGAACCCGGCAGCGGCGGCTACGTTATGTAAAGCGAAGAGAGGCACGGGTCGAAAAGAACAAGTGGCCTGCGAATTGCAGACTGCTTGGCGGGTGCAAGGGTTTCAGGTATCGGGTTCCAAGGAGAAAGATTGGCAATGTCCGAGCGGATTCCCTGCGAGTTCTTCCTGGTCCGGTATGTGCCGGACGTGGTGAAGGGCGAGTTTACGAACATCGGGGTCGTACTGCGCGAGGTGGTGCCCGCTTCTGCCTCGCCGGACGGCGTGGTGGCGGTGCGGTTTACCCGGGACTGGACGCGGGTGCTGTGCATGGAACCGGATGCGGATATCGCGATGATGGAGGCGCTGGAGGCGGAGATGTCGACGCGGCTCGCCGCGTCGCAGACGGAGGCGGCACAGTCCTATAAGCCCCTGCTCACATTGTTGGCCGACATACTCTCCAATGGCGTACAGCTTACGGAGCCGCGAGGATGCCTGACGGAGAGCGTCGCTGCGGAGCTCGACCAGTTGATGCGCTTGTATGTCGAGCCGCTGCCGAGGCAGAAGGTCGTAAAGCCACGCACGGGGCGGGCGGCGATCGTCGGCGCGATGCGATCGGAGTTCGAGCGGGCGGGTGTCTGGAGCAGCATGAACAAGCGGATTGCCGCCTCGCGCTATACGCGGCCGGGCGATCCGATGCGGCTCGACTGCGGCTATGCGGTCGAGGTGGCTTCAAGGAGGCTGGTGCGGGCCTTCCACGCGGTGTCGCTCGATGCCGACGTCGAAGGCGCCAAGGTGCTGGCCTACAGCGCACCCTTGTTGCGCGAGGGCGTGGCAAGGGTGGAGTCGGCAGAGCTCCAGCTGACGGCGGTGATCGAACCGCTGCGCTCGGTTGCCGGAGCAAAGCACGATGAAGACGCGGAGGTCTTCGACAGCGACGCGCAGGAGCTTTACCAGTTTGGAGTGGAGGCGATGGAGCGCCAGCAGATTCGCGTGATTACACTGAACGATCTCGCGCGGGCGGCGAGCACGGCGCGGCTCGAGCTTCGATTGTAGGGCTGAGCAAGAGATTTCGTTCCGAAGACACAAGGCATGGCCCGCGGGCTGTGCCTTTTTCATTTTCAACGCACATTCCTGTCGCACATGAGAAGGAGTACCAGCATGGAAGTCAACGCTAAGCTTAGGCGTCTCTGGCAGCGTGTTCTCTCGAAGCAGGCTGCCCCTGTTGCGGACATCGCGGCGGCGCAGGGCGACCGCAAGACCTTGCTGCTGCCGTCGATTCTGAGCCCGTACGGAGCGGGCCGTAACCAGCAGTCCGCGCTGATGAAGCCGACCCCGGCCAACCTCCGCCGGTTCGCGGAGACGCCCGTAGCCCGCCGCGCGATCAACCTGGTGAAGGACAAGATCGCCAGCATGGACTGGCAGGTACGGGTACGGCGCGGATATGCTCCCGGCAGCGTCGCCGATGCGGAGTCGCGCATCCAGGCGCTGCGGCAGTGCCTCGAAGAGCCGAACGCCTCGGACAGCTTCCGCACGCTGTGGGAGCAGGTGATCGAAGACACCCTGGTGGGCGGATTTGGCGCGGTTGAGATGGAGGCGACCGGCGATCCCGCGCAGCCCTTCCGGCTATGGGCCGTCGATGGCGGGACCATCCAGGTCGACACGACGTGGAGCGGCGATCCCGCGCAGCCGCGTTACGCGCAGCAGACCGGGCGTCTCGGCAAGGATGCACTGGTTCCTCTGCTGGACGACGAGCTGATGTATGTGCGGCTCAATCCACGCACGCACACACCGTTCGGCCTTGGTCGCCTGGAGGTAGCCTTCGAGACGATCACGCAGTTTCTCGGCGCAAATCGCTATGCGGGACGGCTCGCGTCGAACTCGGTCGTCCAATATGCGCTGTGGCTTAACGAGGCCACGCCGGAGCAACACGACCGGCTGATCCGCTGGTGGCAGGACGAGATCGAGGGCACTGGCCGCGTTCCGCTGATGAGCTGCGATCAGAAGCCCGAGGTGCTGCGCTTCGCAGGCGGCACGGACGCGGACCTGCGCATCGCGTGGCAGGAGTTCCTGCTGCGGATGATCGCCAATGCGTTCGACCTGCCGCCGATGCTGCTTGGCCTCGTCTCGGATGTGAACCGGTCGTCGGCGACGGAGCTTGCCGATGAGGCGTTCGCCTCCGCGATTGTGCCAGTCGCGAAGCTGCTGGCGGAGCACATCACGCGCGACCTGTTTGCGAAACGGCTGGGATGGCGGGAGTTCGAGTTCGTCTTCAACGACCTCGAAAGCCGCGACGAGATGGAAGAGCTGCAGATCCAGATGCAACTGCTGGGTGCGAATGTGCTGACCATCGCGGAGGTGCGGGCGATGCGCGGCCTTGCACCGCTGCCGGTGACGCCGCAGGAGGCGGAAGCCGAGGTGCAGGCATGAGGCTGACCATCGATAATCTGGATGGCCTGGGCGCGGTCGATTACTCGGCCGCAATCGCCGCCGACGTCCCGCTGAAGATCGAGCGGACGCTGAATGAGCCGACGATCGCAAGCGGATTGCTCGAACCCTGTACGCTCGCGGTGCCGGTGCGCAGAGGCCGGGTGGTCATCGCGGCGGATAACGGGACGGTAATGTTCACCGGGTATCTGGGCATCGAAGCCGTCGCGATCTATGCGGGCGTCTCGACCACAGGGCCGGTGTATCGCTATGCGTTCTCGGCGATCAGCGATGAGTGGCTGCTCGACAAACAGCCTCTCCCTTACCTCGGCTCAGGGTTGTCGACACCGGCAGGCGCTGTGCTGCGGACGCTGACGCAGCGTGCGCTCGGCGGAGTCTTTTCGACCACGGGCGTCGTCGATTCAGCCGCTGTTGGAGTCTTCGAGCCGAGCGCTGCTGCGAGCTGGTCGCGCAATGCAGGTGCGCTGGCAAACGCCTCTTACTCCGCGTATCGCGTGCTCGATGGCGCCCTTACGATGCAGCCCGCAGGAGCCGTGACGCACCTGCTCGACTTCGACACGGGACGCGATGCCGCCGGTGGTCTCCTCTCCATCGCCGCGCTGAAGACCGCGTCTGTGAAGGAACTGGCCAACGATGTGACGCTCAGCGGCGCGATGGAGCCAGCTGCTTACATCACCGAGACCTTTCTGGGCGATGGCACGACGGCGATCTTTCAACTCAGCGAAGACCTCTACCGCCCCGCACCGTCGCTGCGCAGGCTTCTGACGGACGGCTTCAACGAAGCCGCAATCGACACGCAGATATGGACGATCACCGATCCTGGTTCGCACCTGAATATCACCTCGGCTGGGCTGACGCTGACGGGCGGCACGGGCATCGACGGACAGACGACGCTTACCGCCATCGACCCTGTAGAGCTTGGCGGCTCGCTGGTGATCGAGGCAGGGAGCGTTGCGATCACCCCGGGCAGCCAGGGGATCCTGCTGGGCCTTTACGACGGGCCGGTCAACACGACGAACTGCGTCGCAGGGTACAGCGTCGGCGCGGCGGGCGGCAACACGGTGCTCACTCCGCTGGCGATGGGTACGGCGGTTGGAAGCAGCTTCACGGTGCTGCCGGGCCATCTCTATACGTTGCGCATCCGCGTGCATTGCGTCGAGATGCAGCGCGTGTTGCAGACCTACTATGCGTCGGTGGATGGCGTGACCGAGGCATTCGGCGGCGGCATCGTGCCCGCGCCGATTACGCTGGTCTTCGATCTGCAGGACCTCGGTGCGGCCTCGAATACGCCAGCGACCATTCTTTACGACGGCACCGCCGCCGGGCCAATTCTGGGAGCTTCGGCAAGTTGCACCTTTACGGTGGCGAACAGCGTCTCGCTGCATGGCTCCATCGACTACTGCCGGATCACGCAGACCGGCTCCGGCTGGGTGACCAGCACCCCGCCAGCGTCATCACCTGAGACGCGGTTGATCGGCGTAGCGGGCGAGGGCGTCGACTGTACCTTGTCCGCAACCGGGAAGGTTACATTCTTCGCTGGACGTATTCCCGTCGCGGGGGAGTTTGTAACCGTGGCGTATCGCAATGCGCAGCGGTCGGTGGCGCGGTTGGATGATCCGGCCAGCGTTGCGGCTGAAGCTGCGGGCGGAGCGTCAGGCACCGCTCGCTGGCTGGGCAAGGTGCTGAAGCCCCCGGCGCGCAGCTCGATCGACTGCGAGAGTGCAGCCCTGGCGGTGCTGAGCTTCGCCACCAGCCGGGCGGCCGCGCTCGCGGGCACCTATGACGCGGTCAATCTGCAGCAGGGCACGGATGTGTGGCCAGGCGATGTGCTCGCGTTCATCCAGAACGGTGCCACCACGAACGCAATCGTGCGCAGGGTGCGGGTTGAACGCGACGCGTCGTCGCCCGAGGCGCTCGCGTATACCATCGCATTCGCCAACGACTGGGCGGAGGGGTTGGGACTGACGCTCTCGGAGGCCATCGCTCCCGATGCGCTGTTGCCGCTTACGGCTTCGCCAGCGCCGGGAGCCGTACTCGCAAACCTGCAACAGTTAACCGTGACCAGCGCGAGCACAACGGCGCTCCAGATCGATGCGGGGACGAACCCTCCCGCGGGTGGAGGCTTCGAGGTGCGGCGACGCGACTGGGCATTTGGACCTTCCACATTGCAGGCAGACAACCAGGATCTCGTCCTGCGCTCGCCGGTGCGCAGCTTCTCCATTCCGCGTGCGGCGCAGGTGGAGCAGTACTTCATCCGCATGTACGACGCGTCGGTGCCCCCGCTCTACTCACGCCTTTCGAGCGCTGTATTTACCGATCTTCCGGTCAGCTGATTCAAGCCCCAATTGAGGTACACCATGACAGACTTCGAAACCCAGGTGCTCAGCGATCTGAGCGTGCTGAAGAGCCAGATGCAACAGGTGATGGGCATCGGCCAGCCGGGCCGCTTATTGCAGGTCGAGGACCGCGTGCTAAAGCATGAGCAAGCGCTGCAGCGGATGAAGGGTATGGCCGCCGCGTTCGGTGGACTGTTGACCATCGTTCACGTGGCCATCGACCACTTCGTCGGCAAACGTTAGAGCCGCAACACAGGGAAGGAGTACCAATGGATTTTCTAAAGCTCTTTGTACGGATCGTCGCCATGCTACCCGAGGTCATCCAGGGCACGGAGACGCTCTTCGGCGCGGAGACCGGGCCAGCCAGCGGCGAGCAGAAGAAGCGTGCCGCGCTGGAGGTTGTCGCCGCGTCGATCAATCTCGCCGATGCCGTCAGCTCGCACAAGATCGCGGATGCGGAAAGGTTCTCCGCTGGCCTGGGACAGATCGTCGACGGCGTGGTGGCGTGCCTGAACGCCTGTAAGAACAGAAGAGAAACCGGAGTGGGGGAAATGAGGGGCGATAGCGGTAAACGGCGGGATCGGCGCGGGTTTTGTGGGGATTTGGGGGGCGCGCGGCGATTTCGGAGTGCAGCCGATCTTTCGGAGTACGGGGCGGAGTTCCCTTGGAATACGTTGCTAAGTTGTTGATTTCTGGTGACGACCCAACGGAAATCCAAGGGAACTAGCGGAACTCGTCACAACGTGTGACGCATAAGATTGTCAAAGAGCGCGGCCAGAGCGGGTTTTATTCACTTCGGAATGAGTGCAATCCAAGGGAACTTCCCAGAAAACCCAACAAAAGCGCGATTTTGCGATTCTTTTGGCGGCGTCATGGCCAGTCGTAGGCCGGGAGCAGGGACGCCACAAGGTCGGTGAGCGTGGTCCGTGTGCCGGTCGCGCCGAAGGCCAGAATAATCTCCGAGTGGGTGCCCAGGCCAGTCTTGTCGTAGAGGTTTTGAATGTGCCTCCTGAACGTTTCGGGGGAGATGCCCATAGCGGCGGCCGCATCCTTTCCACGGTAGCCTTCGCAGATGAGTGCGACAGCCTGCTTCTCCCTCGGCGTGAGCTTGCGGTCCTCCGGCAGCTTCATCAGGGGTGCTTCACCTCCGGCGGCGCGGGCTTTTCGAACTTGCCGGTCTGGCGGTTGTAGGTGACGTCTTCGCCCCAGCCGTTGGCCTGCTTCGTGGCGGCGATCCAGGCGGCGAGCTGCTTCTCGACACCAGCGAATTCGGAGCCGATGGGCGCTTGCGCGGACTGCGCTTCGAGCGCGGCTTCGAGCGGTGCGAGCTTCAACTTAAGCTCGCGGGCAGACTCGATTCGGGCCTGCATGATCTGCGAGCGCAGCACGAGAATCTGCTCATGCGAGACAAGCCTGCGCGCGGCGGTATCGTCGAGCGCGGCGCGCGGCGTCAGCTCGACCATCTTCGGCGGATCGGCTGGCGCGGCCGGAGCAGGTGCGGCCTCGGATGGCACGTTCGGAACGATGTTGCTCGCGCCAGCCTTGGGGCGTTCGGCCCTCGGCGGCGTGGCCTGCGAGAAGGCAGACGTGCAGCCGCCGAGCACGAAGAGCGCGAGCAGAGCGGCGAACGAAGCGTAGTACAACAGCGAGCGGATGCGCATGGGCGATGAGCCTTTCAGGGTTACTTTATGTACCACTTGGAGTTGGTTCCGTCGTAGGTGAAGATGTACGCCGTTCCGGCGGTGGCCGTGATCGCGCTTGAGATGTTGCCAGCGGTGGTGGTGGTCCAGGCGGCGTCCGCGATGATGGTGATGGAGCCGACCAGGGTAGAGGACATGCCCTGGGGCAGGCTGATGGTCGCGATCGGCGTGGTGCCGGTGACGTGGAAGATGGCTCCGGTGGGTGCAATCGTCGTGGCCGAGGCGACCGCCGCGCCCTCCGCGAAGGCGATGTTGCCTTTCTGGCCCACGCGCATGTAGCAACTTCCCGCGATGAAGCAGAAGTCCGCGATCGCTCCCGTGCTGCCCGATGCGGCGTTGAGGAAGGTGACGGCGGTGTAGGCGTCGGAGATGGCTCGCTGATATATCGTCGAAGCGCTTGTGGAGCCGGGGATGATCTTGAAGGCCGCGCCTCCGGACGCGTCGTAGATCTGGCCGGAGGTGACCAGACCGCCTGCTGTAATCATGCCGCTGACGGTGAGCAGCGGAACTTTGAGTGAAAGGCCCGCATAGGTTCCCGTGCCGATTAGATTGAGGACGTTCGCGACGGAGACGTTGGTCCCGCCCGCAGCGGGCTGGAGCTGGAAGTATGCTCCGCTCGCGACCGGCGCGCCTGCCTGCCACTGCGATGCGTTGAAGACCATCTGCTGCGAGTTCTGATTGACCGAGGACGTGGCCGCGCCGATTGCAGGCAGGTTGAGCGAGGTGCCGGTGATCGCGCCCGCCGAGAGCGCGTAGCTGCCGAAGCTGAACAGGCCCGCGCCGGTCGAGCCGGTGTGTCCGAAGGTCATCGTCCATGTGGGCGTGGAGCCGGTGCCGATGACGTTCTGCATCGTGATGCAGTCGGGGACCGAGTTGAGGCTGGAGTTTTCGTAAAGACCACAGAGACTGGTGAGTAGCGATGGGTAGTTTGTGGTCGGATTGGCAGAGACGCCGAGACCCGCACCGACCGTGAGCGTACCGGGCAGCGTTAGGTTGGCATCGAGCGAGAAGGTTGGAGTCGAGCTGGCCGGATTGGCGACGTCGATCTGCCCGGCGGTGCCTTGCGGCGTGGAGCTGGTGCCGCCCGAAGCGCCACCGGTTGAGTGGCTGAGCGCGTAGGCCATCCAGTTGAAGAACGCGCCGTTGTCGCAGCTGACATGCTGGCCGTTGCCGAGGTCGTAGCCCTCGCCTGCCTCGCAGGCTCCTCCGGTCTGCATGTGCTGCACCGGATACGGGTGGCTGCGCACGGTGGGCTGAGCGAGCGGCACCGCGACAGCGCCGATATCGAGCGTGGCGTTGGGAACGCCGGTGATGGCGACGGCGCGGCCGCCGAGGCCGGAGCCGGGCTCCGGCGTGAAGTCGCCGTTCGATGGCGACCGAAAATGCGGCATGACGCTGATGCCTGTGGTGTCGTAGGCCGCGATGAAGGCGGCGATTGTGTAGTTCGCGCCCAGCGTCGCGCCCAGGCCGGTGTTGACGTACATCGCGTTGCCGGTGTTCTGGGTGTCGGTCAGGTAGTCATTATGGTCGAAGGTTGAGCCGTCGAGGATATCTTCGTCGCGCAGCAGCACGTTGCCGCCGTTTGCCATGCCGCTCTGGTCTATCGCGTTGCCGGTGAAGCGCACCTGGTTGCCGCCATGCGGTGTGCCGGGGCAGCCAGCGGTGCTGCTGTTGTACTCCAAGGTGAAGGCGTTCGCATCGACATGGTAAAAGTCGTTATTCGCGAAGGTGCCGGTGACGCCGCCCGCAGTGTCGAAGCCGTTCAGCCCCTCGCCGTTGCCCAGGCTGGGCGCGAGATAGGCCATCACGTTGTCGTAAGCGAGGATGTTGGTGTCGCACCACTCCGTGCCCGACGGGAAGCCGTTCGCGGGCGTGACTGAACTGATGACCGCGCCGCCAGTCTGCAAGCCCTCGCCAGATGAGTTGAGCGCGCGGTTGTGGTGGAAGACGGCGTTCTGCGTGGCCGCGATCGAGTAGTTGATGTTGGAGTTCGTCGTATAGTTATAGGCCATCGTCAGGCCGGTGTTTCCGGGGCTGTTCGCGTAGGTGGAGCTGATGGCCGTGTCGAAGGTGGTCGCGACGAAGTTGCCGCTGATCGTCCCATTGTTGAAGCCGAACTCCCCGATGCCGACCTTCTGGAACGAAGAGAACGCCCACGGATCGTCGAACTGCCCGACCGAGTTGTTGAGGATCGTCGGGTTCTGAATCTGCGGGGCGCAGAGGCAGCTTGCCTGGTACCCCGCGATGAGGATGCCGCCGTTGATGCCAGCCGAGCCCGCACCGAAGAGCTTCGTTCCCGCGCCGCCCTGCTGCCAGACGTTCGGGAAGCCGGAGTCCGAGTAGTTCATGACGATGGAGTTCTGGATGGTGATGTCGTTGCCGGTGGTGTATGCCCCCGCGAGCGTCGAGTTAGTGAAGACGCCGCTGGCGATGGCTGGACCCTGCGTCCGCTCGACCGCGATACCATCGACGGTGACATCGTTGACGCTCAGCAACGCCACGCCAAAGACTCGCTGAACACCCTCGATGGTGTGGCCGCCGGGGTTGTCGCCGGTCGCGAGATGCACATAGATCGTGCTGCCAGAGGCGTACCAACTGCCCGAGTTGGCAATTACGTTCTGCACGCCGGTGTTTGTGTCCGACACCGCAGCCTGGTTGAACGGCGTAATGGTAGGCCCGGCAGCGATGGAGGCATCCGAGCCGGACTCCTGCTCGAGGTAGAGCGAGAAGACAGGCGTCGCCGCGCAGCTTGAGACGGAGTCGAGGAAGTTGTATTTCGTGCTCGCGGCCCAGCATCCCGCGTAGTTATGTTCCGCGGTGAGTGGCTGCGTCTGCAACGGGAATTCGGGATTGGCCGCATCGCCCTGGTCGACGTAGAGTTTGCGCGGCATAAAGACGACGCCGCATCCGAGCGAGCTGCTCTCCGCCGGTGCGGCGATGCCGGTGATGGTGAAGACGTTGCTGGGCCGGATGTTGCCGGTCGTCGAGGTGATGATCGCGCCGGTGCCGTCGAAGTCCGCGTTGGTGCAGTTGACCAGCGACACCTGCGAGTTCTGAATGTAGGTGCGCGGGGCGGCCAGCGTGACGGTGAAGGTGCCGCTGGCGTAAGCGACGTTGGTGGTCCCAACGGAGGGCAGTGTGGCCTGGAAGACCGTCGTCTGGCCGCTGACGGCGGTCCAGGTGGCGACGATTGCGTCCGAGCCATCGATCAGCGCCGGGCCTTGCGGGCCGTAGCTGGTGATGACGACAGGATGCCCAGGCGTGCCGCTGAACGCGGGCGGATTGCTGGTGAGCGTGGTGCTGCCCGTCGCGGTGACGTTATTGCCGAGCAGCAGTTCGTCATGGAAGACGCAGTTATCGTGCAGCAGAACGGTCGTATCCGGGCCGAAGATCGCAGGCGTTACGCCGACGTGCGCCAGCGACTTCCAGGGGAAGACCTCCGACCGGCCATCGTTCGAGTCCGAACCGAGGCAGGCATCGACGAAGTAGCGCAGGCCGATGGCCGCGCCGTAGGTATACGGCACCGCGCCGATGCCCTCCTCCGACATGGGCAACGTGGGAGCGCTGGACATGCCGCGCTCGCGCATGTAGTCCGTACCATAGTCTTTACCGACCACTGCGTCGATGACGTGTCCCGCGCCGTCGAGCTTCTGCAGCTGCACGCTGGTCTTCGAGATGGCCGTGCCGTTCATACTGTCGATCAGGTCGCCGCGCGCGCCGCGTGGCTTGGGCAGCTCCGACACAAGGCCGCTGCCGGTGACGGTGCTCTGCGCGGTGCCGCAGACGGCGGTCTGCTGCGAGATGTAGATCGACGAGGTCTGACCGGAGTCCGCCATCATGCCCGGCGTGATGGTCGAGCCGACCAATAGATGTCCGGCGATCGCGCCGCCGCTATCGACCATGACCTGCACCGGGTTGAGGCCGGTCGAAAAATTGAAGGTCGCGCCCGATGCGGCCGTGCGATCCGCCACGCCATCGCCGCAGCTTCCGGCGGCCGCCGTGGCGTAGGCGACGGGATTGCTGCCCGCAACCTTGGAGGCGGCGTAGTTGGCGGTGACGCCGCCGGTGCCAGCGGTCTGCGCATTGGTGACGGCGGCGAGCGCGGAGCTGGCAGTCGTCTGCGCGTTAGCGGCGGCGGTTGCATCGGCGGAGAGCGATGTCGGCTGCCCACTGAGATCGCCATAAGCGCCGGTGATGGCGACCTTCGCCAGCGTCGAGGAGGTCTGTCCCGTCGGCAACTGGACCGCGCCGAGCGAGGTTGCCGTAGCCGCGACGGTAGCACCGGGCGCACCCGCCGCGCCCGCCGGGATGCCGATATTGACGGTGTAGTTCGGCGCAGTGCCCGTGATGGTGAAAGTTGGCGTCGCACCCGCCGCGAGCTGCGTTACCGTGCCCACGCTCAGAACCGGCGTCGCACCATTCGTGCCGTTCGTTCCGGGTGTGCCGTTCGTGCCTGCCTGACCTGCCGGGATGCCGACATTGACAGTGTAGTTCGGCGCGCTGCCGGTGATGGTGAAGGTTGGGGTCGCGCCCGCCGCAAGCTGCGTGACGGTTCCCACGCTGAGGACCGGCGTTGCGCCGTTGGTGCCTGCCTGACCTGCCGGGATACCGACATTGACGGTGTAGTTCGGCGCGCTGCCAGTGATGGTGAAGGTTGGGGTCGCACCCGCCGCGAGCTGTGTGACAGTGCCTACGGTGAGCACAGGTGTCGCGCCTGGCGCGCCGTTGGTGCCGTTCGTTCCGGGTGTGCCGTTCGTGCCCGCCTGCCCCGCTGGGATGCCGACATTGATGGTGTAGTTCGGCGCAGTGCCGCTGAGTGTGAAGGTTGGTGTCGCACCCGCTGCGAGCTGCGTGACGGTGCCCACGGTAAGGACCGGCGTTGCACCTGGCGCGCCCTGCTGGCCCGCTGGGATGCCGATATTCAGCAGGTAGTTCGGCGCGGTGCCCCCCACAGATGCGGTCGCCGCTGCACCGTAGGCGAGGCCAGTCACCGTGCCGATCGCGAAGGTCGGCGTCGTTCCGGGTGCGCCATTCGTTCCCGCTGGCCCGGCTGGGATGCCGAGATTCAGGATGTAGTTTGGCGCAGTCCCGCTGACAGAGACGGTCGGAGTCGCACCGGCGGAAAGTGCGGTGACGGTGCCGATTGCGAAACTTGCAGCGGGTCCGGGCTGCCCTTGCTGGCCGGTGGCACCGAGCTGCCGCCAGAAGGCGGAGACATTCGAGGGCGTGTTGCCGGTGTTCGTTCCCAGGCCGGGAACGGTCGAGACGTACGCAATCGCGCTGGGGCCGGTGCCGACGGTGACGGAGTCGTCCAGGCTGTAGGAAGTGAGGGAGTTGAACGCGCCCTGATCCTTGTACGCGCGGACGATGCGCGGATCGTCGCCAGCCGCGATGGTGCCGCTGGTGGTGCCGACGGTGAAGGAAGTAGTCGTCGCCGTGGTGTAGACGCCGTTATTGCAGACCAGAAGGTTGCTGTTGCCCGGCACGGTCCAGACGGAGGGCGGCGCGCAGCTCGTCGGCACGCTCGTGCCATAGCCGATGATCTTGCTGGCGGGCAGCACAGCCGTCACAGGCCCGACGTAGCTATCGAGCGCGAAGGTTGACCCTGACACGCCAGCGACCGCGCTGTAGAGCTGCACGGGCGCGCTGGTGGCGTTACCGAGGCCATCCGTGAGCTGCAGCGAGAAGCTGTACGCGATCGGCGTGGCGCGGTTGGTGTTGTTCGCGTCCGGCAGCAGCAGCCCGGTGGTCAGCGCGCCGTTCTGCACCGTGCCGCAGAAGGGCGAGCGCGCCTGGATGACGCCCCAGCCCGCCTCACTGAAGACCAGCGGATTGTTGTACTGGTCCACCGCGATGGCGCAGAGCGTGCCGTTCGCGACCACGGAGCCATTGGCGTAGACCTTGGCGAGAGTGACCGTGGTGGTGTGGTTCTGCGCGAAGGCAGGCAGAGCGAGAACGGCGAGGGCGGCGGCAAGCAGTCGAGGGAACACACGCATGATCGCAGTCTCATGCGCGCGGGTTGCCTACCCGGCTGACGTGGCGACAGAGCGCGAAGCTGGTCCGGCCTGGTTGCCGGGGCGCGCCATGCGGTGCAGCCGGGCGATGTACCTCTCGACAGACGGCAGATGGATGCGCCAGTGTCCGCGAGAGCTATCCTGGTTGATCTTGTAGGCGACCAGGTCGCCGGAGTCGATCAGCGCGCAGACGGTCTTGTCCTGGCAGTGCAGCGCCTGCTTGACGTAGTCGATGCCGACCGTCTCGGCGAGCGGGAACGGCAGCACCTGGTCATCGCGCAGCCTGCGGCCGGGGATGCGCTTGTGCCGCGCCGGGATGAGGTAGTGCAGCCGCAGACGGTCGCAGTAGTCGACCACGGACTCATACAGGATGCGGCTGGAGCTGTCGTCGCCGGTAAGCGTGTAGTAGCGCAGCTGGCCGGAGTGCGCGATGCGAAGCACGGTCGCCTTCGAGATGCCCAGGATGCGGGCCGCGCGCTGCACGTCGATCTCTTCGCGCTCCGTCCAGGGCAGCGCGAGCTTAGGTGCGCGCGTGGCCGCCGGGACGAAGTCCGGGAAGAGTTCGAGCTGGAGCGGCGGCGCGAGCATGGCTAGAAGGGCACCTCGTCTGCTGTAACAGCCTCGCCGGGCTTGGCCTTGCGCGGCACCATGCGCTTCAGCGCCCAGTAGACGCGGTTGGCGTCGCCGAGCGTGCGGATCTCCGTGCGGCGGCGGTTGGGGCCTTTGGGCGAGGCGAGGAAGGCGGTAAGCCGCGCCTGGTCCCAGCCGAGCGTGTCCAGCATGCGCTGGATGCGTCGGATGTCTGCATCCGAGACCAGCGTGACCTCGCCGGGCTTCTGATCGTGACGGCCCTCGGTACCGGCCTGCTGCGCGTCGCGCTTCGATTTGCGCCGATAGGAGAAGCTGCTCTTCGGCTTCTGCGGCAGCGCGACTCCAAGCTCCGCCTGGAGATCGTCGATCAGGCGGATCGCCTCGTCGACGGTGATCTCATTGAAGCTGACGAGAGATCGCCCGACGCGCTCCGAGGCCCAGTTGAGCCGCTCCTGACGCGGCGTGCCCGCATTCAGCGAGCGGCGCGCGTACTGGCCGTAGAGCACCTGCAGCTTCTTGAGCTGCGCCAGGGTGATGAAGGTGTGGACGATGGTGGTCATGCGATCTTCCAGGATTCGAAGTCGAGGCGAGCGAGACTGCGATGAAAGGCTGCCTCGCATTCGGGATGAACGGTCAACACTGCAGTTCGAACTCTGAAGTTGACAACCGGAAGCCCAACCTTCGACGCGCATTCCGCACATAGGCCGACAGTCGAAAAGTCGACGCAGATCTGGAACCATGTCTCTCGATCAATCTGGTCGAAAACTCTTCGGCGGGCTTCCTCTGCGCCTGGTGCAGGCGCCGTTGCATCTTCGGCTGAATCCGCCGCAAGCATCTTCTCCGCCGCATCGCGATGCTCTTTCGAGCAGAAGTTCAACATGCCTCCTGATTCTGGGTGGCGCGCGTGACATATCAAGGGACGGCACGGATTGCGGCACCAAACACACCTAGGGGCGGGCAGTCTTCGGCGGTCTTCCTCTGCGCCTGGTGCAGGTGCCGTCGCACCTCGGGCAAAAGCAGCCGCGAGCGCCTCTTTCAGCGACGAGTTCACGGGCGGCAGCGAGGACAGCACGCCGCCACTCTTCGGCCTCGGCGCGGCGTCGCTCGTTGTAGTCGGCTCTGCCGCAGCTGGCGCTGCAGAAGCGAGCGGTTCCCTTGCATCGTTTGCCGCATCCGGGCCGCTGACACGTCCGCATTCTTGCTGTCCTCTTTCCGCATGGAGCTGCGCGCCGAGCAGGCCGTAGCCCGCGATATCTCTGTAGGGCGATTCGCCGAAGGCGTCGCGGTCCGTGGCGATCCGCATCTGCTTGTCGAAGATGCGCACCAGCAACAGTGCATCGTCGAAACGCTCCGGCGGCAAGCCATGAGGCCACAGCAGGCGAAGAAACTCGCCCGCCTTGGCGAAGCTGCTGCCGTAGGCCGCGTTCTTCTGCTCGACGATCTGGCCGATCGCCGTGCCGAGTTCGATGTAGGTGCTCATGCTGTCTCCTTGTGAAATGCTCATAGCGGCCTCCAGGAGCCGCGCGGTGCGGCGGTGTGGCCGTGCTGGCGCAGATTGTTCTGCAGGGCGTAGGCCTCGTCGCCGAGATCCCACAACAGCACCACGCGGCCGAGGAACGGATGCCGGTGTTTCGTCAGCTCATGGCTGGCGAAGATCGCCGCCGCGCCATAGCCGTACTGGAAGGCCAACAGCGGCGCGAGGCGCTTGCCCGAGGGTGCTATGGGGTTGCTCTCCACATAGCAGCGGCAGGGGTCGTTCATCTGGCTGTAGGTGGTCGCCACGTCGAGCGTGTGCAGCGTGAGGTCCGCCGCGTAGAGCGCGAGGTTCAGGCGGCGCGTTGCGGGTGACACGATAAGCGTCTCGTTCCGGTCGAAGTAAACGGGGCCTTGCAGGTCTACCGCGTCGAGCGGGTTCCGAGTGGCATCTGGCGCGTCGGGAAGCTGCTGCGCGCGGGCGCTGTCAGCAAGCGCGACGCAGAGCAGCAGCATGACCAGAACCCGAATGATTCTGAGGTTATCTATCCGCCGATGCCAAAAGGAAACATCGGTGTCATCGCCGAGGCGGCGGGCCTCGTCTCGAAACTCGTAGAACTGCCTGCGCTTCCGATCGACTTGCCTGTACGCATCTTGGTAGGTGTGAAACGACTGCGCGTAAGACGCCGCGAAGACCAGGTCTTCCGTAGAGTGCTGACTGCAAGGGTTGCCGTCATCCGTGATGATCCAAGCCCAGTTTTTCTTCATGCCTGCTCCTTCTCTTCGATCGCTTCCAGGTATGCGAGAGCCGATGCGGAGACGCCGCCAGCACGGAGCGCTTCGAGATAGGCGAGGCCTTCCGCCGTGGTCCAGTACATCTGGCCTTTGCCTTCGGCGCGACGACTGAAAAAGTTATCGTCGATGCGCTGAGGTCTAAAGAAGAGGACTGCGCAAAGAGTCATGCGCAGCGCTTGCAGCAGCTCGGGTGGACAGTCCGTGAGTTCGCCGAGCATCGCCTCGATCGCGGCGCTAGCGCGCCGTACCTTGCAGAAGGACAGTACCAACGCCTCAAGCTGAGGCCGCAGCTTCGCTGGCAGGTCGAGCCGATAGGGATGGTGAATGACGTACTGGCTCACCTTCCACTCGCCTGTGATCCGTGTGGGTGTCATACGGCCTTGCCTCCGTGGGTGACGACTTGCCAGCGCAGCTTGTTCGCGGCGGTTATGGCCTCCTGCTTCAGGTCTTCGCCGGGGATGCCGTTGCGCCAGGCGAACGAGGAGACGCCATCCTCGAAGCAGGCGATGACGACACGCGCGCCGAGCGACGCGGCGAGCTGGTGGACGGCGTCGTCGCGCTTCGACTGCAGCTCGTCCGCGCGGGCGCGCTTGCTCTTGAACTGCTCCTTCTTCGGGCAGGTGGCGAAGTGCGCGACCATCTTCACGTCGTCGTCCTGCTGCGGGTCGTACGGAATGCGGGCACCGTTGGTGGTGGTCCACCACTCGATCTGCGCGCCGCAGCCTTTGCACTCCGCGACGGCGCGGAACCTGTACCCGGCGCGAAGCATGTCGCGCTTGGTGTGGATCGGGTCGCCCATCAGTTGCCTCCTTGGTTGAGCGCCAGGCTGATCTGGCCCAGCAGCTCGACCTCGTCGTGCCGGCCGCCGCGCATGGCGATGCCCGCGCGGATGGTGGCCACGCCCTGGCGAATCATCTGCTCGCTCGCGGCCAGGGCGTCGGCCTCGTCGTTCATCAGGTAGTAGCCGCCGCCTTCCACGCGCGACGCGCCGATCTGCACGCCGAAGTTGAGCCGCAGGTTATGCACCATGTCGCGGATGGCGCGGTCGTTCAGCTTGAGGCGCGAGACCAGGTAGCTGCGCTCCACGGCGAAGCGAGGCCCGCGCTTGCCGCTGAGCGCGTGCAGCAGCTCGCGCTCGTCGTGCGTGGCGGGCCACTTGCACTGCTCGTTGCGCAGCACCTGGTCCAGCCGGCGCTGCACACGATCGCCGAAGTCCGAGAAGAGGTCGATGCTCATACGTGCTCCGCCAAGAGGTTGGGTGTGGTTGCGGGTTGTGGGTGGTCGGGGCAGTAGTCCTTGTTCGGCCCGACGTTGACTGCGCACCTATCGCAGAGCGGCTTGTCGCAGGTGCGCCGGTTGGGCAGCTTGAAGTCGCAGAGCTTGGTCGAGATGGCACTGCACTTCACGCACGCCTTGATCGGGTTGCGCGAGCCGCGCGTGCAGATGTGGGCTACCGTTCCGTCCTGCATTTTGATCCAGGGCATTCGAACCTCCTGCGGTTCGGGTTGCGGGTTATTCGTCTTCGTCTGCGCAGAGTGCCGCGCCGATGGCGATGTTCTTCTGGCGGAGCGTGAGCATCGAGAAGATGCGGTCGTACGCAGGGCCGTTGATTTCGAGCGCGAGATACTCCTCCTCCGGCTGCGGGCCGATTTCAAACACAGGCTCGATCACGGCCAGCGATTTGGCGGTTTGCTTGCGGGGGGGGGTAGAGCTGGACTTCGTCCCCTTCGGCGCGTGCCCGCGTTTGTACTCCCAACGTTTCCCGGCCGGGTGGCCGCATCCGCATTTGCAGAGCTTCGTTTCCATGTGTGCGTTCCTTTCAGTGAGTGGCGATGTAGTGGGCGAAGAGGAGGTCTGTGACCACCACCAGCGTGGTCAGAAGGTTGATCTTGAAGTCCTGCTCGCGCAGCTTCTGCTGCGCGTTCGTGAGGCAACGGTTGAGCGCGTCCATCTCCGCGCGGGTGAACCATCTACCCTTGCGCATGGCCCACCTCCTGATTCGCCTTCTCGTAAAGCAGCCGCCCAACGTAGTCCGGCTCGACTTGTTCCAGATCGCGCTCGTATACGTCGGCCTTCTCATGCGGCTTCAGCGAGTGCCACCAGGTGTCGAGGTCGGCCTCCGTGAGGCAATGCACGTTGTGGTCGTCGGTGACGATGGTGAGCGTCGTCTCCGGGCTGGGCTTCGTGCCCAGCTCCGCCATGCGCTTGTGCAGCCGCTTCGCAGTCGTCATCCGTTCATCTCCTTCAGCGTGTCGATCGCCTTCAGGCAGCCGCGTGCATGGCAGGAGAAGCACATGCACTCCGCCGGTGGTTCGGGATATTCCAGCCTGCCCACGTAGCCGCAGACCATCGCCGCGATCTTCTCCACGCAGCTACGAAGCATCTCTAGCTCGGTCATAGGCGCACCGCCTGGAGTTTGCCTTGCATCTGGACGAGCTTGATCTTTCCTTCGCGGATCAGCCGGTCGGCATCTGCCCATGCCTGGCGAGGCGTGACGTTGATACCACTGATTGCGGGACACTGGATGCCGGTGCGGATGAACCAGCACGGTTTGCGCTGGCCGAGCAGGTGCTCATAGAAGTCGAGCAGCGCATGGGGGAATTGGGCGAGGACGCGAGCTTTAGCGGTGGTGCTCAATGGACACCTCCCGCTGGCTTGGCGATGTAGCGCTGCTCGATCTCGAAGCCGAGGTCATGGGCGAGCTGCAGGACTTCACGCTCCATGCGCTTGCCGTCGCCTTGATAGAGGTTGGCGACCGTCAGCAGCATGTCGACCGATGCCTGTGCCGACCGCTCCGGGTTGTTGGTCTCCATGCACACGGCGACGATCTGCGTGCTCTTGGCCAGCGCCATCAACGCGCCGATGATTCGAGCGCGCGCCTGCTCAAGCTCGTTCAGCTCGCTGCCGTTCTCCCGCTTGCTGCGATCGAAGTTGATGTCGAGGACGGCCATCAGCGCACCTCCGCGACGGTGATGGGGTTCTCATGGCGGCGATTGCGCTCCATCTCGTTGGCGAGCGCGACCAGCAGAGTGAGCGCCTCCGGGTTGGCGCGGAGCTTCGCCATGCCGGACTCGTAGGCGTTGAAGACGGTAGAGATGGCGACGCGTTCGCGACGGGCGATCTCCTTGAAGCCGGTGGCAAAGCCGTTGGGTAGCTCTCGGACGGTTCTAGGCATTGGTGGCCGCCTTTCTTTTCGCGGCGACGCTAGCTGCCTTCGCCTGCTGACGGGCCAACTTGCGCTTCGCCCGCAACCCACCGCGAACGACTAACAGTTCTCGATGGCACAGCCCAAGAACAGCGCCGAAAAACTCGATCCGATCTACCGCAGCATCGAAATCGACGCAGCCGTCTTCGAGGTGATCGAGCTGCGCCATCGCTGAGGTGACATACTGCCGAAGGTCCTTGCACAGTTCGGTGTTGTCCATCACGCCACCGCCTTTCCGTCGTTGAACTTGGAACCGCCGGGGAATGTTTCGACGTCGGTGCAGAACGCGGACAGGATCGGTCCAGCTGCAAGCTCGCTGATTTCGGGGATGACGTTCTCTTCGCACAGCCGAATGACCGTCAGCGGAAGTTGCAAAGGGCTTGAGGATTCTTTGTCGCCATAGGCGTAGTCGGAGTCAGGCCGAGTGAGAATGCGCGCGGCTTCGGTGAGAATTGCGAGAAGCTTTCTGTTCTGCGCGTTTGTGAGGACGACGCGTGGCTGGTCCTTCTGGCCGTGCTGGTAGATGAGGACATGCATCACGCCACCGCCTTTGCCGCGCGGGGTTTCTTCGCGGGCTTCTCCGGCTTGATGACCTCGACCTTCAGGCTGGGCGCGTTCGTCTTTACGTCGAAGCATTTGCCAAAGAGCGCGAGCACCTTCTCATGTTTGCGGCGCGGCAGATCGAGCGCCTTCAGCACGTCGCGCGCACCCTCGATCAGCGTGTGCTTGATGCGCACGGCGAAGAGGCGCGGGAAGATCGCCGGGATGTCGAGGGTCTCTTTCTGCAGCTCGATGACGGCGGACTCGTCGACGACGACGGTTGTGGACCGCGTGACGACGGCGGCGTTGCGCAGGCCCTGCAGCCGCAAGGACTGCTCCGCGTGCGCCGGGCGATGGCCGAAGTGGTCCGCGAGGAAGACGAGTATCTTCTTCGCGTCGTCCACGAACTCCTGCGCCTTCTCCGCTTCAGCCTTGCGCTGCTGATAGTCCGCGATGTGCCTGTCGATCTGCTCGGCGGTTGGTGGGACGAGCACGTCGCGCTGCCGCTCGATGTCTTCGGCGAACTGCTCGGTCTTCTCGTAAGCAACGTTGGATTCAGCCATCTTGTCTTTCTCCTTGAAGGTGAGGCAGCTACGCGAGGTAGCCGGTTAGGTCGTGGCCGGTGTGCCCCGGCGCGGAGAGGTGCAGTGCGTGCTCGGCGTTGAAGCCGCGCGTGTGGAGATAGCGCTCGACCAGGACGAGGACGTCCCCGTCGCCGCAGGCGAAGATGGTTCCGGGCCGCTCATACTCCGCGATGCCCATGTGCTCCGGCTGCGAGATGGTCAGCTCGCCGCGCAGGTTCACATGCAGCGCGCGGGTCCGCTGGCTGAGCGGCCGCATCCGCATGCAGGCGGAGCAGAAGACCTCACGAGTCTGTGCACGCATCGGCATCAGCGAGACACCAAGGCCCGGCCAGCGGGCGAGAGCAGGTACATGCCAAGCTGGACCAGCAGGACCAGGAGACCGAGCAGCGCGGCGGCCAGCGTGAATGCGGTGATGCGCGTGGCGGCGCGATCGAGCGAGCGCAGGCTGACGCCGGAGAAGCCAAGCTCCGCCCGCGCGAACCACAGGAAGGCTTTCTCGTACGCCACACGCGCCAGCACCCATGCCAGCGAGACCAGCTGGTACACGAACAGCAGCGGCATGATCGTCACCAGGAAGAACAGGGCGATGAGCACACCGAGATAGAAGAGAGGATCGAGCGGACCTGGTTCCTTCATGCGACACCTTCCTGGGCTTGCGTCTGTTGAAGTCGTTGTTGAATGCCATCGATCGCGTTGAAGAGATCGCGGGCGGAGATGTAGTCGAACTTCTCGGGCACCAGCTTGCCGCCCTTCTCTTTCATGCGCTGGCCGGTGGCCATGCAGTCCGCGAGGAAGGCGCTGCACTCGGCGTCGGTCATCTCGCCCAGCTCCTTGCGGAGGATCTGCGCGGCCTCGGCCTTCGAAGGTCCGTTCAGGTAGTGCGTCTTGCGCAGACGACTGCGCCACTGCTCCATCTGCCAGTGGCTCAGGCGCTGGGTAAGGTCGTGCGATCCGGCGAGCAGGACGCCGAAGTGCGGCGGCAGATCGAGCAGCTGCCGTAGGACCGCCAGCCCTTTGTGGTCCAGGTGCTGCGCTTCGTCCACCATCAGCAGCGTGCGGTCGTTCGCCAGGAAGTACCGCAGCTTGCGCAGGAGCATGTCGATCGAGCCGCGGCATGGAAGGTCCGCCTGGATGCAGCACTCAATCAGGAACGATTGCGGCGAGTGGTGCGCGCGGGCGTAGACATAGATGGCACGGCCTTTGCCGGACGCGTTGATCTCCTGCTCGATGCGGCGCAGGGTGTAGGTCTTCTCCGTGCCGGGCGCTCCATCCACCAGGTACGCCGAGCCATGTTGCAGCGCGCGCATCGCGGAGGCCCTGACCTCGCGGTAGGCGTTCGTCTTGTGCGACGACGCGCGGAAGGCGAACTCCGGCTCGACGCCGTTCCGATCCAGGTACGCCTGCGCCGCCGCGCGAAGCGCCAGCGAGTTCGACTCGACAACGTGGTTGGGGCAGTAGTTCGCCCGCAAGAACAACAGGATCGCGGTGGGCGAGTAACCCAGCGCGTCGCCCATCTCCGCCGCATTCAGCCCCGCGCGGAACATGAAGCGGCGCAGGCGTATGCGCATCTCCGCCTCAGACGGCAGGTTCATGCGCGCGAGTTCCTCTTTGCGTTCAGCCTTGAGCGCCAAGGGCACCTCCCGCGCGGCGGCTCAGGAAGCGCTCCGCGATGTCGTCCGAGTGAAACTGCTTGGTGTCCGCCGCATCCGCCAGCGCCGTGGGCGCGACGCGATGCACCACGTTGTCGCCCACGGCGGCGGGCAGCTGCGCCATCTCGCGCAGACGCTCTTCGCCGGTCTGGATGCCGCCGCGCGCGGTCACTCGCTTGTGCAGCGCGACCTGCGACTGCTTCACCGCCTTGGCCAGGCCACTGCGGTTCTGGATGAATGCGCCGATGTTCGCCCGCGTCTCCGCGTCCGAAGACTGGCGATAGAGCTGCTCGCTTTCGAGCTTGCAGACGAAGCGCATCTCGCCGTCGAGCACCGCCGCGAAGTTCGGCTCCAGCGGGTCGTAGGCGATGACGACCTCGCGTCCGCTCAGCTCATGCATGGCGAAGTACGCGGCCTGGTCCTGCACGCCCGGCACCAGGCGATGCCTGCCCAGCGTGATGGCACAGTTCTGCACCTTGCGCGTCGTGCGCTCGTTCAGCAGCATGGCCAGCAGCGCGGGCTCGGGAACGGGCCTTGCGTTGGGGCTGCGCTCCGCGAGGTAGACCTCTGCGGGCGAGCGGCCATCCATGCCTTCGCCATCGTGCGGCTGCGCGTGGTACCAGCCGTCGATCCACGCCTCCGCCATCTCGATGTACTGGCTGGCCAGCGGCAGCGCGGAGAGATGCGTCTGCCCCATCTGCAGCAGCTTGCCGTGCCGGGCAAGGTTCTCCGTCGTGTGGTCCGGCCGCAGATGCGTCGCGCCGCCGGTGTAGGTGCGGAACTTCTTGTCCACACGCTCATGGAACGTCCGGTGGTAGCGCTCGATGTGTTTGGACTGAGGATGGAACGGGATCGAGAAGGTGACGGGCACCTGCAGGCGCTTCATCACGCTGGCGTCCAGGTCCTTCCAGCACTCGGCGTGCTCGGCCTTGGCTGCTTCGATCTCATGCCGCCGCGCGCCGTCGGCGATCTTGCGATAGTCCTTGCCGTTGTCGCAGAGGAAGTTCTCCGGCAGGCCGAAGCGGCTGATCGCCCGCAGCAGCGCCCGCTTGATGGAGTGGCTGCTGCCCTCCTCGCACCAGCTGACGCCGACGACGAACCGGCTGCGATGGTCGAGCAGCGTCGTCATGCGCAGCCGCATGTGGCGCAGATCGCACGCGCCGAAGAGGTCGTTCTGCACCAGCGTGTCGATGATGGCGTGGTCCGAGACCCACATGTACTGCGCTGGCTCCGTATAGCCGCGCCGGATGAAGGGCGCATGGACCGCGTCGTAGCGCCTGCGGCCCTCGCGGCCCATGATGCGCATCGAGGGCGAGACCTCGCGCGGGTTGTCGAGGAACGCCCGCACCGTCTCATAGCTTGGCATTCCCGCGCCGATGTTGCGGGCGCGCTCGCAGACGGTCTCCCACGCGACCCGCTTCGATTGGCCCGGAGCCTGCGGCGTGCCAATGTAGACGGCGGCCGCGATGTCCGCCAGGTCGCGATGCGCCGCCGCCCAGGTGGAGGTGGACTTGTTCTTGTTCGGCTTGCGCACCAGGCCGAAGCGGCCATCTGTTTCGTACGCCTTCTTCCACGCCCACAGGGCGGAGCGGCCTACGTTGTGCTGCTCCGCAAGGTAGCGCGAGAGCAGCTCGGAGTTGGTGACCGCGCGGCCATCGGAGAGCCTAAGCCTGCTGAAGCGATCGCGCGTGGTGGCGTCGGCGATGTAGTCCAGCAGAGGCCGCAGGATGGCGAGCTTGCGCTCGGCCTCTTTCTCCTGCTGGGGCGTCAGCGCGACTTGAAGAGGTTGGCCGATGCCGGAAGCTGCAGATGCTTCCTGGGCGAAGAGGGGCGTAAGAGACAGTTCCGAGGCGGGGGTCTCGACAGGGCGCTTGTTGGGATACTCTTCGCTTCGAACTGCTCCGGCACCGGCCAGCTTGGCGACCGCCTCGGGTGGAAGAGAGGCGGCGCTATATTCCTTGAGGATGCGGCCATTGCGACCGCGCTCCTGCGTGTCGCGGGTTTCGATCTCACCGCTGACAACCTTCCGCTGGATGTAACGCGGCGTGTATCCGGTCGCGATGCAGACTTGATCCCGCGTGATCCACAAGGGCGATGTCATTCCGCACCGCCAGTGTGGCGCAGGCTGTCTGCGGCGAGGGTCTCGATGTGCCGCACGGCGACCCGGAGCTTCGCGACGCTCGTATCGTCCGCGTGTGTGACGCAGGTGGAGGCTATCGAGAGCAGCGCATCACGCAGCAGGCTTGCCTGCCCCGCGTTGCTCGCGGGCTTGGAAGGTGGGCGGACGCTCATCGCGCACCGCCCATGAGGGTGCTATTCGAGAGCGCTCCAGCCTGGGTCTGCGAGATCGAGGCCGTTGACGATGAAGCGGTCGAACCCGCACTTGCGGAAGATGCTCGTGATGTTGAGCGCCCAGCGGCGGTACGCGGCTTCGTTGCGTTCCGCGTTGAGGCTGTCTTTGTCTTTCGCTTTGCAGGCTCTGGTAGCGAATCGGTCGGCGAGCTTGCGCACCTTGCGGTTGCAGCCGCACTGGCAGTGTCGTGGCATGGCGGTTGGTCCTTTCGTGGGTTATTGCCCGCGTCCAGCGGGGTTTGGAGGCTTCGGCTTGTTTCGGGAACCCTGTGGTCGGCCTGGCTTGCGGTAGAACGGCAAGCCGCCTTCTGGATGCGGGCAGGGGCATAGGAGGCCCTGCAATCCAACCTTCTTGAGGAAAGCGAACGGGTTTGCGAGATAGGCTTGCCTGTTTTTGAGAAGCCTCGCGCGCCGGCGTTCGACGCTGGCGCGCCATCTGCAAGCGGGCTCTGCATATTTACTCTTGCGGGCAGCGGCCTTGCCGCAGCCGCAGCCGCATAGTCTTGCTTCCACTGGCTCAATCTCCTGGGACTGGATGTCGAAATCATCATCTCGCGCCGCCAAGTGGTGGGGTAGCTACGCCCACCGGCGCTGCTGCACACCCCGTGTTGCGCTCGATCCTGATTACCTCTTGCCGGATAGCCTCGATGATTCGGCGGGACTCCCGTACCCCACGGGCCACCCGCGTAACATGTGCGGCGGTCACGCCGAGGTTACTTGCGACACGGGTGAAAAGACCTATATGTTCGAGCGCTCGCGCTACTTCGGGGGGCGTCTTGCTATTCTCTTTGGAAGACATTTTGCGGGCCATTTAGAGACTCCAACAGCGACTTCCAAACGATATGTAAAGTTACACATCCTGTCAACGGAAAAGGTGGAATGACTCCATATAAAGGCTTACCCCCTGGGAAAGCCATAAAGAAATTCAGGGTTGAGGGGCTTCAATGCACGCAGACCCGGCTCGCCGAAATGCTCGGTGTGACGCTGTCTACCGTTGCGAAATGGGAGTCTGGGAACGTCAAGCCGTCCAAGATGGCGATACTTGCGCTCGCTGAACGCGACTTTCAGAACAAGGCGTACTGGCTGGAATTAGCCGGTCCGCTCCATGCGAGCGTTGGCAGTCTCGTCGACGCGTACAAACAGACTCATAGCTTCGACCCCGATAAGGTTCAAGCTATCCGTATCCACGGGAGTGCGGGTGCGGGACCGAACCGTTTCCCCAGTTCCGAAGCGGAGGAGCAAATATTCTTGCCGCGCTCGTGGTTCAAGAGCGGCCAGGTCCTCATCGGGCTGCATGTAAAGGGCGACTCGATGGCACCCTTGATCGAAGATGGGTTTCTTGTGCTGGTGGACGTGCACGACAACCAAGACTTTGCCTCGCTCGACGGCAAGGTCGTCGCGGCTAGAGATGAGCACGGCGTCTGTATCAAATGGCTGAGGAAGAAGGGTCGAAGTTTCTACCTGATCTCACAGAATGTGAGTGCCGAGTATCCGCCGATCGAGGTTGAGCGCGACGGCTATGCCGTCGTCGGGAGGGTAGTGAAATGGATCGGCGAGCCGTTCGGCGAGAGGAAGAGATGATGACCAAGATTTGGCGGCTTCTAATCTGTATCGGCGCGTTCTTCATTTGTCACATCAGCCCTGCGCAAACTGTCGTGATCGGCGCCACCAGTGACGACGTGGCGAAAGTTTACGGTCAGCCAGTCGGGTTCCTCTGGCGGGGCGTCTTCTACAAAGAAGCCCCGACGATCACAACAGGCGAGATCGTCTTTGTCGTATACCGGCAAAAGGACGATCTAAACGAGTACGAGTTCCGAATCAGCTACACCGCTGATACCGTGCTGTCGAGGTTCAATCCGATATACAGGGTCTCGACAATCACTTTGATCACAGACAAACCGATCCAGATAAGGGGAATGATCAATCGGCTGGGGTGGGCAAAGGATTTCTGCCAGCCACGGTGCAAGGTCCGTCGAATCGTCCCAGGGGTGGAGTTGCTGCTGATCCCGGACAAGCATCTAACTGACTGGCAGGCGTGGACGCTTCAGATTTACTACGCCGATCAGCAAGGCCAGCCGATGTCAAACGCGATGAGCGACCTCGATGGGGAAGCAAACGTCTTTCAGCTCTCGCGTTATGACTACACGACATTTCCTCTCACTCGTTCTGTGAAGAACGGCTGGACCGTAGGGCATTAGCTTCCTGTGGAAAACGCGCCAGCGTCCCGGCTCGGGTCAGCCCTCTGGCAGCCCCCAGGACGACGTGGAAGGTACAGAGTCCTCATAGGAAACTCGTACACGCAGCCACGGGGCTGTAATGCGCGGGGAGCCCGGCCGTGGAATCCGGTCTTGGCCCCCTCCGACCCCCCGAAAATCCCTCCCGCTCCAAAACCTGACCCCGGAACCGTCGAACGCCCCGCCTTCCGGCGGGGATTTCCGGTGCCCGCGAGTCGCGTTTCGCGTTCAGCTTCGCGCTTTGCGGCATCTCCGTCGGTGCTGAGCGTCGGCAGGGATTGGATGGTATGCAGGTTTAGGGAGGAGTGTGCCATGTACAAGATCCACCGGTTTGGGAATCGCGTGTCCGTCGAAGACTGGAAGGGGTTGATCGTCTACTCTGCGGACAGCGGAGCGATCCTGCTCTACCGGGGTGCCGATGGGCCGCGCACGGCGCTGGCGGGCACCTTGACGGACGAGCAACTGCTGATCGCGCTGGCGACGGCGATCAAGCTCGCCCTGTAAACCGCCGACCGAAAGCCGAGCCGCCCTCCCTTCGGGGAGGGCTTTTTCGTGCGCCGCAAGTCGCGTTTCGCGTTCAACTTCGCGCTCTGCGGCATCTTCGACGCGGCGGTTTGGCGGTGCGCTCTACTCTCCAGTCACGGCTGATCGCCGGGTTTAACCCATCTTCCAACCGAAAGGACGGGAGTGGTTCCAGGGCCAATGACCGCCGTGCGGCAACGGGATCGCCTCATGGGTATCTCCCCGCGCCCCCGGCACACACATTCCAGACAAGGGGCAACAGGTTGCCGACACTGCTGCAAACGAAGTGGCTGCAGGGCATGGTCTCCGCCGCGCGGATCACGATGCATGAGTATGGCGTGCCCGCCTCGGTCACGCTGGCGCAATGCATCCTGGAGTCCAGCTGGGGCCAGTCGCAGCTCGCGCGCCGGGCGAATAACTACTTCGGCGTGAAGGCGCTGCAGGGCAAGGACTACATGGAGTTCACCACGCGCGAGGTGGTGCAGGGCCGCAGCGTGCTGGAGCAGGCAGCCTTCGCCCGGTACCCATCGCCCTTCGAGAGCTTCGAGGCGCACGGCAAGCTGCTGGCCACGCTGCCGCGCTACAGCCCGGCGATGCTGGTGCGCGCGGACCCGGTTCGCTTCTGCGAGCAGCTCTTCCTCTGCGGCTACAGCACGGACTCGCACTACCCGGAACGGCTGACGGAGCTGATCGACATGTACCAGCTGCGGCAGTACGACATCACTCCGCCGGACGGGGACGCCAAGAGCAACGCCGCCCCGGCGCAAGCCAAACAGGAGGCAGCATGAACTTCATTGGAATCGTTCGCAGCATCCGTACCTCTCTCGCCGCGTGCACCGCGCTGGCGCTGTGCCTCACTCTCATCGGCTGCACCGTCAAGCAGCAATCCGACACCAAGGCCGTCGTGGCCAAGGTGATCGCCTACGAGCCGGAGCTGCAGATCGCGGTCGACACGCTCAGCTCCACGGCCGCCACGCTGCTGCCCGCCGATGCCGTGCTGATCACGTCGGTCCAGAAGGCATTCGACCTGGAGGCCGCAACGCTGACGGCATTGTGCAAGGCATACGCCGCCACGCCCAACGAGGGCACGCTGGCCAGCATCGAGAGCACGCTGAACACGATGCTTTCGACCAACGCGGACCAGTTCCTCGCGGCTGCGCACATCAGCGATCCGGCCTCGGTCGCCTCGGCGAAGCTGGCGATCGGCGCGGTGCGCACCATCCTGTTGCTGATGGATAGCCAGCTGCAAACGACGCAGACTCCGGCGCAGACCACGGCATCGGCCCAGGCGCGCACGTTGAAGCTACGAGAGGTCGCACCTTACCTCGACCGCAACAAGGTCGAGCAGGCGACCGGTGTCCCGTTCCGGGTGGCAGTCGGGTATGAGGAAGCACTCGGCTTTTAGGTAACGGGAGTGTGCGCGAGGCCGGATTACCCTCCGGCCTCGTAGCGCGTTCGGCAAACCGAGGGTGCGGGGAAAGATCGCGGTAATTCGACCGCAGCCCTGCACGCATTTATTCCGCGCGATTGCGGGCCGCTGTAGGCGGCAGTTGGAAGAGGAGGAACGATGTTGAAGACTCTCGAAGGCAAAAAGACGTACATCCTGGCCGTGCTGCTCGGCGTGGTTCTGCTGATCCTGGTCTTCCTGGGCAAGCTGACTCCGGGGCTGGCGGTCGAGATCGTGATCGGCTTCGCGCCGGGCTTCGCGGCCACCTTCCGCGACGCGATCGAGAAGAACCAATCGCAGATCGTCGCCGTGCTTACAGATGTCGCGAAGGCAGGCGCGGATGCGACGGCGCACAACTACACCGCGTTGAAGAGTGACGCGCTGCGGGGCATCGCGGACGCGGCAACGCTGGCCCCGGCGGTGAGCGTCCAGTTCACCGGCCCGGCCAAGGAAGTGACGCAGGTGGTCAGTGCGCTGCAGGCGAGCGCTCCCGATATCCAGGCTGAATCTCCGAAGGCGGCGAGCTGATGTTCCTCTGGCTGAAGAAGGCGATGGACGAGGAGAAGGAGTCTGCCCTGGGCAAGCTCTTCCAGGGTGCGGGGCTTACCGGCGGCGCGGTGGGCGTCTATGAGTTCTTCGAGTTCGTCAAGGCTAACCCGACGCCGTCGCTCAGCTTGCTGAAGGAGTTCGGCCCGATCTTCGTGATCGCCGTCATCCTGATCCTGCTGGTGAACCGACTGATCGGCGTGATGGAGAAGTCCGCGACATCGAGCCAGGAGATGGCCGACGCGGTCCGCGCGATCGCGGACAAGGACGACCGCCAGGCGGAGCGGCTGGAGCTGATGACGCAGTACAACAGCCAGCGGGCGCAGGAGGCGGCGGACAGCATGGGCAAGCTGCACGACGAGATACGGCTGCAGAACAGCGCGCTGGATCGAATCGAAAAGCGTCAGGCGGGGATGGAGTCGAAGCTGGACATGCTGCACCCGGCGCACGACGTGCCCGCTGCGCCGGAACGGAAAGGACTGCCGACGTGACTTTGACGAACGATCACATCAAGCGCTATCGCGGCGAGATACTTCGCTTGCTGGCCGTGAACCATCGCGGTCAGAAGTCGCGTCTGGACCATGTGACCATGTGGTACAGCCTTCGCGGTATCGGCTGCGACGTGGGCGAAGACGACGTGCTGACGCTGCTGCAGGATATGTGCGATCGCGGCTATGTGCGTTACGACGAGACGCGCGACCGCAAGACGAACGAGGTGAGGATCTCGAAGATCGAGATCACCTCCGGGGGGCGCGACGTATTCGAGGGCACTCGGAGCGACGCTGCCATCTACCTGTGAGCGCGGCTGCGCGCAGGCCGCGCACGGGCGAGAAGCGCAAGACGGAACAACCGCTGAAGATCGACCGCCTGCCCTCGCACATCACCGACGCGATCCTGTACCTGCGCAACGAGGTGGGCAAGACGTGGATGGAGATCGAGGCGCTATCCGCCGAGCCCTACCTGAAAGACTGGAAGGCAGGCGAGGGCGGCTTCGTCGATTGGAACGCCGTGCCTTTGAACGTCCTCGAACTCTTCCCGGACATGCGCCTGCCGCACACCACGCTGCACCGCTGGTACGACATCCGAGTCGCCCAGGTGCAGAAGGATGTGATGGCGCGGTCGAAGCAGGCGCAGAAGATCGCCGAGGCCTTCGCCAAGTCGAACGTGGCCGATGGCGACGAGGCAGTCATCAACGCGGCCCGCGACACGCTGATGTCCGTGCTGTCTGAAGACGGCACGTCCGCTGGCCGCCTGAACGCGACGCGCGGCCTGCTGAAGCTGAGCGAGGTGATGTCTCGCGCGAAGACGAACGAGATCCGCGCCAGGCAGGTCTCGGTCGAGGAGCGCCGCATCGCCCAGCTCGAAAAAGACGCCGAACAGAAGCGGGCGCGGTTCCAGAAGGAGATGGACAGCGCGGAGAAGAAGATCACGGAAGGGCGTCCGATCACGCTCGACGACATCAACGATATCCGCATGAAGGTCTTCGGCATGGGGCCTGCTCCGGTAGCCGCCAATGGTTGAGGTTATCTCGCCCAGCTATACGCTGCCGCCGGTCCTGCAGCTCCGCCCATACCAGCAGGAGTGGATCGACGACCCCGCGCGCTTCAAGATCGCGGTCAAGGCGGCGCGCATCGGCTTCTCCTACGGCACGGGCGTCGACCACATCTTTCGCCGTCTCGCCAAGCCCGGCACCACGTCGACCATCTTATCCGCGGGCCAGGCGCAGTCCGTCGAGTTCGTGGAGACCTGCCAGAAGAACATCCAGGCGATCGGCGCGGTCGCGCAACTGGACCAGACCAAGTGGGCCGATGAGATCAGCGAGACCGACTTTACCGTGCAGCGCATCCGCTTCGCGAACGGCTCGCGCATCATGGCGCTGGCCTGCAACCCGCGCACCGCTCGCGGCTATCCGGGCGATGTGGTGTTGGATGAGTTTGCGCACGTTCAGGACTCCTACGCCATCTGGGCTGCTGCCTTTCGCCAGACTGCGCTGGGCAACCGGATGGATGTGCTCTCCACGCCGAACGGCGAGCAGGGCAAGTTCTTCGAGGTGGCTTCGGATCTTGGACTTACAGACGGCTTCGACACGGGGCGCATCAGGAAGGGGCCGTGGAGCGGGCACTGGGTCGATGTCTTCAAGGCCGTCGAGCAGGGCTGCCCGATCGTCATCGAGGAGATGCGCGAGGGCATCAAGGATGAGGACACCTTCAACCAGGAGTTCCGTTGCTTCTTCCTGAAGGCCACCGGCGCGTGGATACCGCCGGAGCTGATCCTCGCCGCGCAGGATGCGGGCGCAACGGTCGACTGGCCTGCAGGGTACGTGGCGCGCAATCCGCTGTTCTCCGGCATCGACGTGGCGCGCGATCGCGACCAGACCGTGCTGTGGCTGGTGGAGCGGATCGGCGACGTAAAGTGGACGCGCCTGGTGTTTCCGCTGCACGCCGTGCCGTTCCCCAAGCAACACCAGATGCTGAACCCCTGGGTCCACATGACGCGCAAGTCTGCCATCGATAAGACCGGCATGGGCAGCGCGCTGTTCGATTACCTGGACGAGTCGAATCCGGGCCGCGTGATGGGCGTGTCGTTCGGCGGCACGAACGACGATGGCGTGAGGATGAAGGTCGACCTGGCGATCCGGCTGAAGAAGAGCCTGGAGAGCTTTCGCTGGCGTCTGCCGGCCGACGCGCAGATCCGCCAGGAGTTCCAGTCCATCAAGCGCGAGGCGACGCCGACGGGCGTCACCTTCGATGCGCCGCGCATCGAGGTGCAGTCCGCCGTCTCCGGCGCGAAGACGAAGAAGCTGTATGCGCACGCCGATCGCTTCTGGGCGGCGGCGCTGGCCGATCTCGCAGCCGATGGCCCGTCGATCGAGCTTGGCCTTGCAACCAGCAGCACGCCGAGCGTGCAGAGCCAGATGAAAGGATTCCTCTAAATGGCCTATGAAGTCGCAATCCCGGCGCTGCCGCCGAAGGATGAAATCGTAAGCACGCAGGCGCTCTACAACACGCAGATCGCTCTCTACCGCAACACGCTGGCCTTTAGCGGCACGCAGAACCCCACCATGATCTGGAGCCAGATGGTGCGCGACGACGCGGCCGCCATGCTCTACTACCGCGAGATCGAGGAGAAGGATACTGACGTCGCCAACGCACTCGACACGCTGAAGGAGGCGGTGCTCGAACGCGACTACGAGATCCAGCCCTTCGACGACAGCGGCCCGGCGCAGGATGTCGCGAACTTTATCAACGCGCAGCTGGCGAACGTGACCAACCTCGATTGCGCGATCGAGAACCTGCTGGACGCAGCCGGTTACGGCTTCAGCGTGGCGGAGCTGCTGTTCGACACCAGCGCAGGACAGGCGAGCCTGGTCGACATCAAGGACTGTCCGCAGGAGCTGTTCCTCTTCGGCGATCGCTACACGCCGCAGATCGGCAACCTGCAGTTCCTCAGCTCGCCGTATGCGACCAGCGGCGTCGAAGTGCCGGAGCAGAAGTTCCTGGTCTTCTCGCATCGGCCGCGCAGCCGCAACCGCATGGGCAGGCCGCTGTTGCGCAGCCTCTTCTGGAGTAGCTGGCTGAAGCGCAACGTGATGGCCATGTGGGTGAAGTTTGCGGAGAAGGGACCGGGAACCGCGCTTGTGCGCTACGACGGTCCCGAGGATGCGCAGCAGGCGGCGGACATCGCGCAGGCGATCATCAGCGGCGTGGCCTTCGGCGTGCCGAAGAACTTCGAGATCGAGAAGGATCTGCTGACCATCGCTCGCGCGCAGGACCCCGCTGTCTACGAGCACTTCTATGAGGCGATGCAGCTGGACATCATCCGCCGCGTGCTGGGCGAGACGCTGACCAGCTTCGGCGGGGAGAAGGGGACCGGCAGCAAGGGCATGGGCGATACGCACTCCGCCACCAAGGACACCAAGGCGGTGCGGCTGTGCAAGGCAGCGCAGGCCGTGATGAATCAGCAGCTCATCCGTCCGCTCGTGCTTTGGAACTTCGGCCCGGATGCGCCGATGCCGAGGTGGCAGTACGACGTGAAGGAGCAGGAGGACCTGACGAAGCGCCTGGCGATCGACGCCGGTGTGCAGCGCATGGGCGTCCCGTTGACGCTGGGCTACCTGCGCGACAAGTACCAGATCCCCACGCCCGATGCCGGAGACGAGATCGCAACGCCGAACGTGAACGCCGCGCAGGTCGCGATCGCGGATACGACGACGGCGAACTTCAGCGAAGACTCGCACCAGGCGCAGGCGGAGCGCGAACTGGCGCAGTTCGATCACGTCATGGCCGAGCTGCAGGACGGCGCGAAGGACCTGTACCGGCAGCGCGTGAAGGAGATCGCGGACGCGGCGGCCGGCAGCCGATGATCCGCTCGGACAACATCCAGATGAAGATCGGCGACCTGCTGGCCAGGCACATGGCGGCGGCGAACCTGCTGGGCCGCTCGCAGATCGCGCGCGAGGTCTATCGCAAGACGGGCAAGGTGATCCCGATTGCGACGACGTCGCGGCATCACTCCGGCAAGCGACACTTCATCCACTTCGATGAAGCGGACGATACCGACGATCTGTCGCTCGGCTTCTCGCTCAAGCTGCCTGCGGATGGCTCCGCGAACTACCTGCGCAACCTTACGCCGGTCACGCGCGACACCTTCGACGGCCTTACCACGCAGTACAAGCGCGATGCCTTTACGGTCGCTGGCGTCTCCGACGTGCGCATCATCCAGAAGGTGCGCGACGAGCTGGCCGACGTGATGCAGAAGGGCGGCACGCGCGCGGACTTCGAGGCAGCGGTGAAAAAGATCACCGGCGACGCGGGCGTGGCCGACATCACGGCGTTTACGCTCGATACCGTCTTCACCACGAACATGCAGAAGGCGTACAGCCTTGGCCGCTATGAGCAGATGACGGACCCCGACGTGGCCGAGGCGTTGCCCTTCTGGCAGTACTTCACCGTCGGCGACGATCGCGTGCGGCCGGAGCACGCGGTGCTCGACGGCTTCCAGGCGCGCGTCGGAGATCCGGTGTGGAACAAGATCTATCCGCCCAACGGATTCAACTGCCGCTGCATCGTGATCGCGCTGCTGGCGAGCGAAGCAGGCGACGAAGCCAGCGAGCCGGGCTATGCGCGGCTGCCGCTGCTGGCGAAGTTGAAGGTGCCGACTCCGGGCTTTACGAAGGTCTTTGCAGCCGCCACATAGAACCAACTTCGCGTTCTGGCGCAACTTCAACCGTTATCGATAGAGGCGCGCCGTAGTCTCCGTGCTGTGAGCAAGCTGGCCAGCAAGTGGATCGATGCCTTCCGCGCCGGGACGCACGGAGCCAAGGGGACGTTTACCACGGCGGACATCGATCGCATCGTCGCCAGCTACCAGCCGGGCGGCGAGCACGAAGCGCCAATCTGCATCGGGCACCCGAAGTCGAACGCTCCGGCGTTCGGTTGGGTGGCAAAGGTTCGCAGGCTTGGCGACCTGTTGCAGTTCCAGCCGCACCAGGTGAATCCGCAGTTCGAAGAGATGGTGGAGGCGGGCAGCTTCAAGAAGCGTTCGGCCAGCTTCTACACGGACGACGCGGGCAAGATCACCGGGCTTCGGCACATCGCGTTCCTCGGAGCGCAGCCGCCGGAGGTAAAAGGCCTGGCGGATATCCAGTTCAGCAGCGAAGACAACGAGACGATCGAGTTTGAGGAGACGGACAACATGGCAGATGAGCAGAACATCGTGGATCGGTTGCTGGCAAGGATCGAAGAGCGCTTCGGCAAGAAGCCGGAGCCCAGCGTGAAGCAGTTCAGCGAGGACGAGGTGAAGGCGATTGCAATCGCTGCCGTCACCGAAGCCGTGAAGCCGTTGGAGGCGAAGCTGGCGACACACGAGCTGAGCTTCTCCGAGAGCCAGAAGGCCGCCGCGACCGCGACGACCAGGACGCGAGCGATCGATGCGATCAACCGCGTGAAGGCGAAGGGCGCATGGGTGCCCGCGTTCGACAAGCTGGGCCTGCCGCTGGTCTTCGATGAGTTGGCCAAGACGACCGAGACGGTCGAGTTCGGCGAGGGCGACGCGAAGAAGAGCGCAACGCCGCTTGAAGCGTTCGTGAGCTTCATGGAGAACCTGGGCAAGATCGTGCCGACTGGAAGCGTCTACACCGGCCAGCGACCCGTCGCCGTCATCGGCTCGGACCTTCCGGCGAACGCCGATCCCAACTCCGCTCGGCTCGACGCGCTTGTGAAGGCGCGGATGAAGGAGAAGGGCGTCAGCTACACGGTCGCCTTCGACGAAGTCTCGAAGGACCATGTCGAGCTGCTCGCGCCAGGCGGGGCGAGCGCAGGCACTGTCTAGATTTTCCCGGCGGGGTGATGTTCGAGACCCGCAACGCAGCATCCCGGCACCGGAGAAGGTGCCGGGCGTAACGCCAAAGGGAAGGCCCGAACGGGCGGAAGGCGAGTGAATCAATGGCTCAGGCAACTACCAACATCGTCGCAGGCAATGACCGCACCTACGCGGGTCCGCCCAACCTTACAGCCGGGACGTTCGTTGTCCAGGGCGCGTCGGATGGCGTGATCGCGCTTCCGTCTGGAGCGAACCAGCAGGCGATCGGCGTCATCACGGACTCGGACCTGGTCGGCGCGGGAGTCTACAACGTGCGCCGCTTCGGCGAGGCGTATGCCATCTGCGGTGCCGCTCTTGTCGCGCCCGGCTACTTCAAGCTCGATGCGAATGGCCACGCCGTTCCCACCACGGCTGCCGGGGACAATATCGCGGGCTTCGCGGTGTCGAGCACGGTCAACCCGCTCGATGAGTTTGTCGCCTTCGTCGCTCCTTCTATCCGCTAATTCAGCGGAGCACTTCATTCCCGCGCCAGTAGGCGCAAGAAAGCAGGAACCTTCACATGGCAGTCGCCTCCGCACAAGGGCTTGGGCAAATCAACGTAGCTTTGACGAACCTCGCCAAGGACTACAGCAATACAGACTTCGTCGCGGATCGCCTTGCGCCACGCGTCGAGGTCGACCGCCAGTCGTTCCAGTATCTGATCTTCGACAAGTCGATGCGTCAGTTGAACGGATCGTATAAGCGCGCGCCAGGTTCCCGACCGAAGCAGATTCGCTTCACGTACTCGACCGACAAGTACTTCTGCGATTCGCACTCGCTCGAAGCGGACATCCCCGTCGAGACTGAGGCCGCCTCCCTTGAGCTGGCGTTCAGCGCCAAGCGTCGCGCCATGAAGCAGATCATGCAGCAGATCCAGCTGGAGCGTGAGCAGATCGTAGCCAATCTCTACGCGAGCGTCGGTGGCAACAATGCCGAGGTCTTCGCGAACGGCACCTCGCAGTGGAGCGACTACAGCGGCGTCTCTCACCCAATCCGGGATGTCGAGAACGCGAAGTACCAGATCCGCAAGGCTGGCGTCCGCGCTAACGCGCTGGTGCTCCCGCCCATTGTGGTCAAGTACCTGGTCTCGCATCCGGACATCGTCGCCCGCTTCCAGTACGTAGTCGGCGGTGCGATCACCATGCCTCAACTCCAGGAGGTCTTCGGCCTTCCGATCGTCGACGCGGGCGCGGTCATCACCGATGGCGCTGGCAACGATAGCTTCGTCTGGGGAAACAACGCCTACGTTGCCTACCTCCAGGAGGTCTCCGATCAGGAAGACCTCTCGGTCGCGAAGACCTTCGTCGACACCACGCAAGGGTTGGCTGGCTACGAGGTCCTCGAATATCCCGATCCGTACCTGAGCACGAAGAAGGACTGGGTGAACGGCAATATGTACTACGACGTGAAGCTGACCGCGCCGGAGACCTGCTTCAACTTCCAGAACGTCACCAGCGCAACCTAAGTCCGACGTTACCTCGCGACGGGCGGCGCAGGCATTGTCTGCGCCGCTCTCGTCTTAGAAGTTCCCGCACCGCAAAGGAGTTCACATGGCGAAGAAGAAGATCGCATCCGTTCCTGGAGTTCCCGCAGTCCCCCAGCCAACCGCCGTCTACCTTGTGCTCAAGAACGTTCGTCACGATGGCGAGAGCTATGTTGCCGGGGACGAGATCGAGCTGACCGCCCCGCAAGCTGCGCACCTGATCGCTGTCGGAGGCATCACCACGACCGCCGTCGTCAACGCAGCCATCGGCGTCGCTGTCGCCACAGCCCCCGACACAGACCCTGTCGCCTAAATCACGTCCATGCCCTACGCCACCCAGAACGATCTCCTCCAGCGCATCACGCTCGTGCAGCTCACGCAGCTGACCGACGACGCGAACGCGGGCCAGCCCAACGTGGTGGTGGTCGGCGATGCATTGGAGGAGGCGTCCGGCACTGTAGACGCGGCGGTGCGCAACCGCTACGCGACGCCGCTGCAGGCGAGTGACATCATCACCTCGATCGTGCGCGACATCGTTATCTACGAGCTGTACGGGCGGCGGCCGCAGCAGATGCCGGTAACCGTGCTGCGGCGCTACGAAGATGCGATGGCGAAGCTGGATAAGATCGGCAGCGGCAAGTGGGCCATCGACCTGCCCGCCGCGAACACGCCGCAGACCACAGTCGACGGCGCGGCGATCCCCACGGCGCAACAGGGCCAGCAGCAGTCGGGCATCTGCTTCCCCAGCCAGTGCGGGCCGGGCAGCTCTGCAACCGATGGCGCACCGCTGCGCTTTACGGACTCCAACCTCGCGGGGTTCCGCTGATGGCTGGCTTCGTCGTAAAGACAGACAACCAGACGGTGCTCGCGGGCCTGGACGAGACACGCGCCGCAGTCGCCGACTACGGTGCGATGCTAAGCATCGCCGGTGAGCTGATGCGCGGCTCGGTCGCGAAGACCTTTCGCGCGGAAGGGTCGCCTGCAGGCTCCTGGCCGCGCCTGGCGGCATCGACGATGAAGAAGAAGGGCTACACCGCCGGACACAAGCTGCTGATTCTCAGCGGGCGTCTCTTCGGTTCGATCAGCTACGTGGTGAGCGGCAATACCCTGACCGTGGGAACGAACGTCGTGTATGCGGGCGTCCACCAGTACGGCAGCGCGGATCGACGCGGCGGCAGCATCGGGCCGCAGGCAAAGCTGAAGGACCGCGCAGACAAACGCGGCCGTCACCAGAACATCCCGGCGCGCCCCTTCCTGGTCTTCCGGCCGGAAGACCCCGGCCGCATCATGGAAGGCTTCGAAGCCTACCTCTCGGGCAAGATGCATCGGGTCGGGCGCGTGATCTCGACGAAGAACGCATCGGGCGACGACATCTTCATGCAAGGCGTCACGTTTGGAGATCAGTCATGAGCGCCTTCGTGCTGGACCTGACCAGCCAGCTGCCCACGGAGCAGGTATGGCAGACGCTGATGCAGATGCTGCGCGACGGCCTCTTCGGCGTCGACGTGCAGGCGATCTCCGAGAAGGACTTCAACCAGGATGGCGACATCATCATGAATCCGCCGTCGGTCCGCGTCTTCTTCGATGGCGAAGGCGCAAGCGGCACCAGCGACAGCCAGCGGCTGAGCTACAACGCTGTGGGGCGATACGTGGTGAGCTGCGCGGACCAGAACCTGCGCAGCACGCAGGCGCAGGCCATCGCCTCCGCCGCGCTGGCCACGCGCGTCAAGAACGTCGCGATCGGCGCGCGGCTGCAGCTGCCGAACGGCGATGTAACGGAGCCGATCGCCTGGGTCAGCACTGCGGTGATGCCGGTCGCAGGCCTCGGCATCGGCTACGCGCTCGGGTTTGAGGTTCCGGGCATCGCGCAGTTTCCAGGCACGAATGCGGAAGGCTACGGCATGAACGCGATGGAGCAGGAGGGCACGGCCAATGGGCAATGACTTTGTGATGGTGCAGCTCACGCCGAAGGGCGAGGAGCAGGCCGCTGGCAATCCTCTCCGCGTCACCGGCCGCACCAGTGTGGTCTTCACGCCGGGCGAACCCACCCGCGTGGCGAAGTACGAGTGGGACCTGATGCTGAAAGATTTTTCTACCTCGCGCGGCGAGCCGCTGTTCGAGCTTGCACCCGCGCCGGAAGCGCAGCCCCAGAAAGAAGGAGCGTAAATGGCCATTCCCAGCTTTCAAAAGCAATCCGCACGTAACCTGGTCCTCGCGGCCAACTCACAGGCCGCCTACGGTGGAGTGCTTGCAGACCTGGCACTGACGCAGCGCCAGCGCTTCGACCCCAGCTCCGTCTTCGCGAAGACGGCGACCTTCCGATCGGACAAGGAGTACTCCGGCAAGGGCACCGAGTTCGCCACCAACTCGCAGATCACCGCGTGGGATACGGCGGGCACGCTGAAGGCCGAGGCCGATAACTTCCTGCTGGGCTGGATGCTGGCCTTCACCTTCGGGCAGGAGGTCGTAACCGGGGCCGCGCCGAACTACATTCACACCTTCACCATCCCGCAGATCTCCGCGACCATGCCCTGCACCACGCTCTACGTGGAAGAGACGAACGACCAGAAGTTCAAGCTGCAGGACATGGCCGCGAAGTCGCTCTCGCTTGACGTGCCGGAGCGCGGATCGATCATGGCGTCGCTGGACATGGTCGGCACGGGACGCTGGACGCCGGGCGCGATGGTCGCGGCGGTGCCAGCGATCGGCTCTGTGAGCTATCTGCTGGGGTCGGACTTCACCTTCAACGCGACGCCTACGGCGGGCGGCGCTGTTGCCTTCAGCGGGCGGCAGAAGAGCCTCTCCATCAAGGTCGATCGCGCTGCAGCGCCTTACAAAGCCTCTGGCGATGGCCTGTACGCGAACTCGGTGGAGAGCGGCGTAACCAAGTTCTCCGTCGACGTGCAGATCGCCGCGCTGGCAACCGACGACGTGAATGGATGGTTCGAGAACCAGGTGTCGCTGGCCCTCTCGATCGCCACCAACCCGGTGCTGGGCACGCAGGTCGGCTTCACCTTCCCGTCGGTGACGGTGAAGGCGAACAAGCTGGGCAACAACGAGAACAAGGTGATGTGGCAGCTCAGCTTCGACGAAGAGGTCTGCCTGCAGACCGGAGCCGGACCAGCCATCAGCGCATTCATCCATAACAACGTTCCGGCGTACCTGGTCGGGGCTTAGGAAACTTTCTCCGCCGGGGTTGTCGGGCGATGGCCTCGGTTCTTTTTGTTCAATCTTGCGGGAGGCACGGATGTATCTCGGAAAGCTATTGAGGAAGGTAGGCCGGATTCTCGTCTGCTCAACCTGCGCCTGCAAGACGTGCGAAGGCACGACGCAGGTCTTCCGCAAGATCGTCTTCCACTTCTGCCGCGAGTGCTGGACTAGCCGCCGCGAGCAGTGCAACGCCTGGATGCAGAAGGTCGCGGCTTAGGAGCGTTATGCCACGCACGGAAGATCGAAGCGGTAACCAAATTGCGGAACTCGAAACGTCGCTGAAGGCGGAGCGGGAAGTTGTCCGCCAGGCGTGGCTGGCGCTCGGCGTGGAAGATGCCGCCGAAGCGCATGGCTTTACGCTGGCGGAGATGGCTGCGAACTGGAGACGCCGGGCCTTGACGGCTGAGGCCCGCGCGTTCTCCGATGAGCGCCAGCAGCGGCAGTAGCACAGGAATTAGGAGTTAGACACTCGATGCAAATCATAGAGCCGGGCAAACTTGAACGTTCCCTGAAGTGCAGAGCCAGGTGTGTCTATTGCAAGACTGTTGTCGAATTCACTGTCCGCGAGGCAGTGCGAGTCGACGATCGCAACGAAACCGGCTATAAGATCGCGTGTCCAACCGCTGGTTGTGGGCACGATATCTGGTTCTGGGGCAAGCCTAAGTAGCCCGTAGCACCGCAGCAAGACGGCAGCACCACTTCGCCGCCGTCCGAGCGCCGCACCACTTCGCGGAGCTTGAAGAAAGACAGGTTCCCTCAACCTGAGCAGGCCGAAAACACAAACCACACCAAACGAGGGAAACCCATGTCTGAATCGCATTCTCAAGCCCATTCCGAAGCCACCTTTGACCTGGCCGTGCCGCGCACCATCGTGCTCCACGATCACGATCGCACCTTCATCCTGCACTGCCGTCGACTGACCGAGGCCGACTGGATGAAGTACTTCGCCGGCATCCACATCGCAGCGCAGCAGAACGGCAACGAGCGCAGCACCACCATCGACACCGTCTCTCCGCGCCTGGCGCTGGCGGAGACCGCGCTGATCGACTGCCGTGGCTATACCGTCATTGGTGGAGCAGCTCTCACGTCCGTTCCTAACTGGCAGAAGAAGATCCCGCTGCCTCATCGTCTACGGCTGGGCGAGGCGCTGGCCGAGGTGCGGCCCTCGCAAGCGGGCGATCCGTTCACCATCCACCCAGAGTGCGAGGTGGTGCTGCTGGATGCCACCTACACCAGCTTCAATTTTCTGGATGACGACGCTCGCATGGAGAAGGTGCTGGGGCTGAAGCACGTCTTCTCCACGCCCACCGAGGAGCAGCACCGTCGCTTCCAGCGCGAGGCCAGCCGCTCCGTCGTAGTCGGCGGATCGCGGACCGGAAAGACGATTTATAGGAACTGGAGCCCACTGTTGGCGGACCTGTACGACGATCTGATCGTCTCCGTCGAAGGCTACACGGTCAACGGTGTGCCGCTCACGAACAACGCCGACATTCGCCGCGAGATGGACATGCAGCACAAGGTGATCGCGGCGCAGGAGCTCTTCCAGCCGCAGGACACCAGCTCACTGGCGCAGCAAGGAGACGCCGAGTAGCGTGACCGCGACGATTCCAATTCGTTCCTCCACCACGCGCGTCGAGAGCGACGCGGAGGGCCTGCGCGTGGCCCTCCGCGAGATCTTCGAGGAGAGCTTCATCCTGGGCGCGACCGAGGACGTCTTCAGCTCCGGAGATCTCGACGCCATGCGCCGCGTGGAGGAAGACATCCCCGCGCGTACGCTCTCGCCCGGCTACTACAGCCGCGCGGCGTACCTGCTGGAGTTGGCAGGCTCGATCGACTGCGGCGTCACCTATGCGCCGCACCAGCTCACGCACGACGACGTGCGCGGCCTGGAGATGGTGAAGCGCGCCAAGGCCGCGTTCGAAAGCGAGCATCCACCGTGCCCCGGCTGCGGTAGACGGCTGGATGCGCCGACGCTCTCGCAGTGTCCATACTGCCAGACCAAGTTCGCGGGAAGAGGCAACTGA